ATGTTCATAGCAGGTGCTTCTTTTAATTGGTATGCAAGTGTTGGTATAAACGTTAATGGAGGAACTGCATACGCCGGTAATCTAGTAAATATATATGTACATTCGAGCGGTAGCTATAAGTTAGTAAAGTCATTTTAGTTGCAATTAGGAGAACAGACAGTTACCTACTAATGAACCCATACTTAGCACATATGACAGATAGAGAATTGTTGGAGCAGATATATCTTCTGCTCCTTCAAATCAACGTAAAGGTAAGTGAGATAGATAATGACACTAAACAATTTGGTATGAACGTAGCAGCCAATCTAGTTGGTGATGCTCTAATGATGAATAACAATGATGCCGAGAGAAGAAATAATTAAACAACTTAAACCTTACTTTGACGTAAAGGAATTAGTATGCAATCACATATATAGTAGATTTGGAGAATAGTCATGGATGTTCTTAAGTACTTAGTTACTACATGTATTGCTGTGTCTACGTACAGATATACTACGTATGCCAATGCATATTAATATTGGTAATATGCATCAAAGGGGTATGCGTTGTAACCTGTGTCCTTTAGTAAAGAGTAAGAAGAATGTATATGTATCAGCACATGTAACAGGTAACGCTATTGACTTTACTTGTGATGATAAGACTGCAGAAGAAATAAGAGAGATAATAAAGGCTAAACCTTTATTGTTGCCATGTAAAATACGTTTAGAGGAAGATTGTGACTGGGTCCATCTTGATGTATATGACTCTGGCACAGAAGATAAAATAACAACATTTAAAGCATAACATATGTTACAGAGAGAGATAGTTAGATTTAGAGCATCAGATGTATAGCCTAATCCTCTAGAAGTAGACTACTGGATTGATGTTACTTCTAATTACTATGGTGGTTGTATCAGATACTATCGTAATGATACTAATACATGGGAGATGCTTGATTTGAATGATAAACAAGTAGATGCTATCATTGATTATATTAATAATGCTCTTGATTAGATAGAACAGTTTATTAATGATTCTATAACTGAAATCAGAAATGAATTAGCTGAATTTAAAGATGAACTGAAAGAGGAAGTTAATAAACTGTGGTAGTATATTAATCAGAAAGTAGAAGAATTAACTACTTAGATTAGTAATATTAGAAATGAAATTAATGGTATCAAGTAGGATATTACAAATATCAATAATAACATTGATGATATAAACCAAGATATTACTAATATCAATTCTAATATTGAAGACATTCGTCAAGATATAACTAATATAGTAGGTAGTGATTTAAGTTCTATTCAACAAAAGATTACTGAATTAACTCAGAATATACAAGAGTTAGATAGTAAGATTGACCAATAGATTAGTGATTTAAGAAGCTATATAAATAGTGAAATTACTAAAGCTAAGAATGAACTTAAGACCTACGTAGATGGTAAAGTTACTGATCTTACTGAGTTAATTAACCAAGAGATTACTAATAGAACTAATGCAGATAATAATTTGCAATCTCAGATTAATGAGCTTAAGCAATTGATTACTAATGCATAGAATGCTATTGATACTCATGCAGCTAGAAGAGATAATCCTCATGTAGTTACTAGAGCTCAATTGTCATTAGCTACTACTGATAGTGTTGTATTTAATAAAGTGAGTGCTCCTAGTGGATTCTTTAAAGAGTAATAGTTATGAATAAATGTGATGGCATAAAGATATTGGAGCTAGATCCTAAGCGCAATCTTGAAGGTAATGAATACATGGTTGTAGCTGAAAAGGATTAGAACTATAAAGCTCCTATAAACTAGATTGTTGATTTAGTAATTAATGATAATAGAATTAAAGACTATATAGATGCTACTATAGAATCTTCAATAGGGGATTTCAAGAATGAAGTTAACCAAAGTATATCAGAACTTACTAATAAGATAAATAACTTAGATAGTAAGATAACTACGGTTAATAATAGAATTACTAATCTTGAATCTAGTATAGACGACATTGAGCAGAACATAACTAGCATTAACAATAAGATTACTAGTATTGAAAATAATCTTGGTAATGTTGGTGAGCTACTTGATGAGGAGTATATTACTCAGTTAATAAACAAACTGATTAGTGAGAATAAGATATCTGTATTAGACCCGGTACAACAAGCAATGAATAAAGGTACTGGTGTTACTTTAGCATTACCTAGTACTAACAGTGGTAAGATATCATTACCTATATGGACTGGTACTGAAGCTGAATATAATCAGCTTACTAAAGTAGCCGGTATGACTTATAATATTATTGATGAGGAGAGTGAGTAATGTTAGAGTTAGGTATAGCAGGGGGACGAGCAGTTCCCCTACAAAAAAGAACTGTAGGTAATACTAATATATCTGATGTATTTGATGGAGTAAATCATATATGGCCTACTAGGGATGATGTAGCTTACTTCTATGATTTCAATAGTATATAGTTGAGATTCATATGGACTGATTCTAACGGTAGAGATTTTGATACTGGTACTAACATCACTAACGCTCCTAGTATCCCTAGTGAAATAGTAGGATGGAGTTGGGGTTCGTCTGAAAATAGAACTCAACCGTTTTTATACTGGGGAGGCGATAACACTCAATCTGGAGCAGAGTGTGTAATGGTAGACATTAAATCCATACAAGATGTATATACTAATGATCCTAGTTTAACTATGCCGGAATAGTTAATTGTATAGCTTAGAGGAAACTGGTTTGGAAATAAAAATGACGGTATTGTGACTGTTGAATGCACTGCTTATAAAGGAGGAGTTATAGTAAAAGCATATCAAATGAAGGGTAGTGATATGGGAGTAACAGGTCAATCATTTGTATTCGCTGATAAAGATGGTTGGGTGTCCGAAGAAGGTATGCCTAATAAAATATGGGTTGGAGAAGCTGTTAAATACGTTGATGGATGGTATAAAATTAATCCTGTAGATGATAGCGTAGAAGGTATGCCCAATTTAACGATATAGAGAGACTTTACATATAAAGGTACTTTAAGTACTTCCGTTAATGGTTATGTCACATTTAATGGTAAATAGTATAAGACGTGGAATGATTAGACTAATGTAGACGGAGATATAATAATAGGATCTGTTAGATGTCTGAATACTGATACTATGACTGAGGAAGGATAGATTAAAGTAATCGCTATGAATGAGAATGGCACTATATACAACGATAATATAAGTACTGCATTCAGATATGGATATGTAGCGGGTAATAGTGAAAAGAGAGGTCAGCAGTTTATTAGGAGTTATGTAAGCAGTAGAGACAGTTAGGCAGCAGATGAGGAATTTGCTGTAGTTAATTACTTTGATAAGACTGAAGCTGGTCAAGTTGTAGCATTAAATCCAATAACATAATGAAAACAATATTGTATATTTCAATGATGAATATACGAGATAGAAAGAATACGATACTCCAGAACAGGAGATTATTTAATTATTAAATATTTGCAAATATGGTTAAACAAGAAAATCCTAATTTCATAGCATCTAAGTATGCTCCAAATCCTAAAGAGGTTTCTTACTGGATTGACTTAGCAACAGACAGTACTGGTAATGTTATTAAGTCATATAGTCCTGATCTTAAGAAATGGATACCACTGAATAGAGATGCTAATGTAGACCAATGGACTCACATTAAAGAGATTGTCCAATCTGTTGGTTTAAACTATGATAAGAATAGTGACATTATATCTTTGCCTGACAATAGTAGCAATAACTACTTTAAAGGTAGTAGTATAGTAGATGCTATTAATAAAGGTGATGCTGCTGTAAAAGCTCAAGTAGATAGGCTGGATACTAAGATTGATGATGTGAATGAAGACTTATAGGACTTCAAAGCATTAAAAGGTCAACCTAATGGTCTTGCTGAACTTGATGGTAATGGTAAAGTACCTGCTAGTCAATTGCCTTCATATGTTGATGATGTGATGGATGCATATGCTACTTATACTGTATCCCCTACTGGAGTACTTTAGGATATACAGTTATATGCAGACGCTGAACATGAAACTCCTATAGTAGGTGAGAGAGATAAAATCTATGTTAATGTAACTCCTGGTGAAGTAAGCTATCAATTTAGATGGTCTGGTTCACAATGGGTACACATTGATTCTAATGCTATTATCATTGGTGATATTACTGGTACTGCTTATGATGGCGGTAAGGGTAAAGCTATGGAGAATGTAGTTGGTTCTATGCCAGATAATTTATTAAGTACATTCCAGTTAGATCAGACAGATGTTAATAACATTACTATCAGTCTTACTGGAGTAGAAAAGAGTGGAGGTAAATATGTATAGTCTACTTTAGCTGATATTACTATTACTCCTGCTACTAATACTGTCGCTGGTTTAATGACTGGTGCTGAGAAGTTAGCCATTAATGAAACTCTTCCTGATGCAATCAATGATGAAAAAGTTGCAAGAGAGAATGCAGTGAAAGAACTCAAAGCTAAGGATACAGAACTTCAAGGCAATATTGACAGTTTAGAGACAGCTTTAAATCAAGATATTACAGAGCTTAGAAGTACTATACTTAAAGTAAATGATAAAGTAGGTTTAACTGAAGCTAATGAAATGCCTGACTTATCAAGTACTAATTACTTAACAGATAGTCCTAGTGCTATAAGTGCAGCTGTTACTCTTGATGAAGAGATTGGTAAGCTTAGTAGAAATGAGAATGAACTGTGGTATGGTGTTAAGTTTGACTTAGCTAATAGTTCTAGTCCTGATGGTGTACGTACTGGTAATATGGAAATGCATAAAACACTTCCTATCCAGAGTAAGATGAGAGGTTGTACTATTAATAATGATGACAATACTAAGAGGTATTTAAAAGCAGATGACTGGAATAAGTGGGAAGATGGCGTTACTATAACTGATGACAGTAAAGGTATGGCTCCTGAAATTATGGTAGAAATACCAGAACATTATAGATTATTAGTGGCTACTCCAGACAATACGGTTGAAATTCGTATGAGTGAATACAATCTCCCTGGTTATACCAAAGTAGAAAAGAAATATATTGGAGCGTATGAAGGTGTTATTAATACAGGTAGTGCGGATACACAGAATACGCTTAGGTCAATTGCTGTTTCAGCATCTAAACTGAAACCTATAGTAAATGAAACTAGAAATCAATTCCAAACCTTTGCTAGAGGAAGTAATCGTACCAACAACTGGAATATCTATACTTATGACGCTCACAGAGATATTGCTTGGTTATTCGTAGTAGAATATGCTACTCTGAATAGTCAGAAAGCATTTAATGCTAGCTTAACTGCAGAAGGTTATCATCAAGGTGGTTTAGGTGATGGAGTAACTACAGGAACTGTAACTGTAAATGGAGCTACTACATATTCTTTTGTACCTAGTGGTACTACTAAATCATTAGGTAATGGTACTGGTATAATCGAATATACACATACTAATACTAATGCAGAGGGTACATCTACTGGTACTAAGGTAGTTAATGTTCCTAGATACCGTGGTATTGAGAATCCATTTGGTCATGTATGGAAGAATGTAATTGATGTAGTAGTTGCTGGTACTGACAATAGTGTATACATCTGCAAAGACTATACTAAGTTTGGTACATTTGAAGGAGGAACTAATCCTACTGCAGAACAGTTAATTGCAGCAGGTTATGAGTTACAAGACTTTAAAGAAAGTACAACTACTAGTCAATATGTAAAAAAACTCGTTAATAATAATTAGGCAGATCTATTCCCAACTGTAGTAGGAAATGGAGCTAGTGCTACAACCTATTATTGTGATTATCACTGGACGAATGCTGTAGCTACACCTAGAACTCTTCTACTCGGCGGTAGCTCGGACAATGGGTCTGATGCGGGTTTGTTCTTTTTGTATTCTGGCGGTGGGTTAGACTATTCCTATGCGTCTGTCGGGACTCGAATTACCTTCTATGGTGAACCGGCATTGCCAGCTGCTCCAGCTACATTAGAGTTAAATGATGAGGATTATGAACAATTGGATTCTATAGAATCTGAAGAAAACTGGTTTTAATTAACCAATAAAAGGTTGCAGTCGTGAGTAAATCAGCAGTAACTCAGACAATGAGTCTAATGCAGGTTTGTTCAATTTGAATTCTAACAATGAGTTAGACAATTCCAATGCGAATGTCAGGACACTGAAATACATTAAAAAAATTATAACTGACAAAAAATCAAGGGCTGAACCTTACCTCTTGGTAAAATATGACATGCTTCTTAAGTGCATTGGTAGCGAAAGTGAAGATGCACGAAGGTATTTCAGAAAATATTATTTATGAAGAGATATAATAATTTATTCGATAAGATTGTTAGCTTAGACAATTTATATTTAGCAGATAAGAAAGCTAGAAGAAATAAATCTAATAGAAAAGATATCAAAGAGTTTGACTAGAATAAAGAAGAATCACTTAAAAAATTATAGCAGGATTTAATTAACGGTACATATAAAACTTCTGAATATAATACATTTATAATTAGAGAACCTAAAGAAAGATTAATATTCAGATTACCTTATTATCCAGATAGAATAGTACATCATGCTGTAATGAATATAATGGAACCTATATGGGTATCTATCTTTATTAAAGACACTTATAGCTGTATTAAACACAGAGGTATTCATGAAGCATTACATAATGTTAAAGAAGCTTTAAAAGATGTAGATAATACTACTTATTGTCTTAAGCTAGATATCAGAAAGTTCTATCCTAGTATAGATCATGAAGTATTAAAAAGCATAATAAGAAAGAAGATAAAGGATTAGAAGTTATTATAGCTATTAGATGAAATAATAGATTCAGCAGAAGGTGTACCTATTGGTAACTACTTATCTCAGTTCTTTGCTAATGTCTACTTAACTTACTTTGATCATTGGATTAAAGAATAGAAACAGGTTAAGTATTACTTCAGATATGCGGATGATATAGTAATATTGCACAGCAATAAAGAATACTTGTGGTAGTTATTTGAAGAGATGAAATAGTATTTATCTACTTTAAAGTTAGTATTTAAAGATAACTATCAAGTATTTAAAGTAGAAGATAGAGGAATATCATTTGTAGGTTATGTGATAAGGCATGACTATACTTTAGTAAGGAAGAATATTAAGCGTAGTATGTGTAGAAAAGCAGCTAGATTAGGTAGAAAGAAGCATATTACAGTAGAAGATTACAAACAAGAAATGTGTAGTCATATAGGTTGGCTTAAGCATTGTAATGGTATTAACTTACTAAAGAAGATATTACGCTATAAAGAGCTATTAGTTTATGCAAGAAGATTTTCAAAACAGAAACCTTAAATAAACCTTATCGTTATATAATTATAATCTCAAACGGAATTTCGAGCCCTCTCAGATTTTACTCCCCTTTTAATCTGTCAGGGCTTATTTGATTTTTATTATCAGCTACTATCTATGAATTACCAACAATTAGGAGAACATACTATGTCAATATTTAAGAACATGTTCAGTAGTGCGGATAAATGCGTAGCTTCTGTTATAACTGGGCTACTTTCTATATTCGCACCTGTATGGGTTCCTATCACTGCTGTCGGTATATTGATACTACTTGATGCTATCTATGGTTATAAAGTCTCTAAAAAATATGGGCATCCTAAGATTGAATCACATAAAGCATGGAAAACTATATGGAAGACTAGAGATGCAGCAGTAGCAATAACTAGTGCATCAATAATAGATTAGCTGGTAGTAACCTCTATTAACCTGCACGCTGTAGAAATAGTAGCAGGAATGATAGCCTTAGTTGAGTTTTGGTCGTTACTAGAATCATTTAGCGACTTATATCCTAAATGGAAAATATGGAAAATCCTCAAAAAGGTTATAAAAGCAAAAGGAGAGAAATATTTAGATATATCATTAGATAAAGAATTACCAGATGATTCCAATACTGAATTAGATAGTTAATTGGTTTACAAGGAATTTCAGAGCAGTCGCAGTAGGTTTAGTTAGTTTACTTATTGCGACTGTTTTTGTTTAGAACCATTAGCTACAGAAAAAGAATAAAGAGATTGACAGAATAACTAACAATGTTAGAGCTTATGAACAATTAGCATCCTAGAAAGAATAGTTAAACAGAGTACTATAGCTTACTATAGAAGAATTAAATACTAGTAATGATAGTTTATTAAAAGAAACCAAGGATGCTTAGAAAAAGCTTAAAATCAAAGACAAGAACCTAACTAATATAAATGTAATCAATACCGAGATTAAAGATTCAGTTAGAACTATTATAAAACATAAGCTAATAGATTTCGACGAAGAACTTAAAATTAATCCATTAACAACTATCATAGTTAGTAGAAAGGATTCAATCCTTAAAGCCACATTAGATATTAAGAATCAATAGATTCTGTTTGTAGAAGAGAAGAAAGAATACAAGAATAAGTACCGTAACGGCTTTATTAGGTTCTTGCACTTTGATTGGAAACGTATACGTACCAAAAAATATCAGATAGTTAACAGTAACCCAATAATCAAGGTAACTGATACTCGTGTAATCGAGTTACCTAAACAATAATCAATATATTCAATAATATTAATCAATAATAATATGCATAGAATATTTCGTGTAAAGGCTTACGAAGCAGAACACGGTCCTCACTTCAATGAGGAACATGCCCGTAAAGCTGTAAGTAAAATGGAAAATGAGGATGGTACTCGTGGACCGCATTGGTCTGTAGAGGAAACTACCGCATTAGCCAGTCAATATGGAATAAATCTGGGTAGCAGATTTAACCGTTATGATTGGTTCGTAGCACTTAACATGGTTTATTCTGATTACTATAAAGTAATTATAAGTATGACTAACTCTAATAGTACTAAGCATTTTGTTGAATTGGCAAAGGCTTGGATCAATGATAAAGACATTGATGAAGGTAAGATGTGGTATTACTATATTTACGTTATGTGTGATAAGATCAGACAAGCTGAAATGGAATGCTATGAGGAAGAAGTTGAAAAGCGTGACAAATACGAAGATGATGATGATGACGAATTTGAACGCATAGGCTTATTCCGTAGAGGTGGTAGAAGAGGTGGTATGATGCGTGGTGGTCGTAGAGTATATTCTACTAGTAGAGCTAGAGATTATGAAGACGATTATGAACGTATGCTCGAAAGAGAAAAAGAGTACGAACCTTATTCAGAATATGGACGTGGCAAAGCAGTTCGCTACGTTAGATATTAATAAAAATCAATTTTTAAATTAAATCAATTATGTTAGAAGATAGAATTATTGTGCAGGATCGCGGTATTGACGCTGGTCTTGCTGCTTTAATATAGAATGCTAATAAAGGTAATATGGATCCCGCTGCTTTGATGGCTATGATGAACAACAATGGCATGGGCGGTAATGGCGGCTGGTGGTGGATTTGGATCATCCTGATCTTCTTCTGCTGGGGCGGTTTTGGTGGTAATGGTTTTGGCGGACGTAACGCTGGTGCTCTTGCTACTGAACTGAACAATGACGCTAATACTAATCTGTTGATGCAGGCTATTAATGGTAATAAAGATGCCATCAATAACTTGGCTAATACTTTGAATTGTGATATTAACTCTGTTCAGACAGCTCTTAACACTATCAATTCTGGAGTAAGCCAGATTTCTTGCGATACTAAATTGTCTAGCTGTGAAGTAATTAATGCTATTACTTCTGGTAATGCAAGCTTAGCTTCTCAGTTAGCTAGCTGCTGCTGCAATGTTAGAGAATCTATTAGCGGAGTAAATAACAACATCACTAAGATGGGTTATGAAAATCAGCTGTCTGTATGCAATCAGACTAACATACTGCAGAACGCTATTACTAATGGATTCAATTCTTTAATGGCTGATAATGCATCTAAGTTTAATATTGTAGGTGCTAAGATAGATGCGCAGACTCAAATTATCAATGATAAGTTCTGTCAGCTTGAAATGAGAGAAATGCAGAATAAGATTGACGTTCTGCGTGATGAAAAACAAGCTTTACAGTTGTCTGCTTCTCAGCAAGCTCAAACTGCAAATATTGTTAATCAAATTCGTCCGTGTCCTGTTCCTGCTTACTTAACTTGCAATCCTTTCGGTTGTCAGGGTGGCTTGAATGATTATGGCTACGGCTACGGCTATGGTTATAATAACGGTTGCGGATGCGGTTGCTAATAAGAAAGGAGGCAGTTATGTTTTATCCTTTTTTAAACTACTTTAATAGAGGTAGAGTAAGAACTGTAGATAATTTTGGTATTCCAGTATTGAGAACTAACTATGTTACTACCGATACTACGACTACTTCAGTTACTTATGGTATATGTCCTAAACTGTGGAGACAACTTCCATGTCAGGGTTTATTCATACTATATGTAACATCTACTCCTGCTAGTGCAGCTACTCCTACGGATTTAGTATTCTTAGATCCTACATGTTTCACTAATAGGTAGATTGATAATACAACTACAGTTATTACATCTACTGGAGCAAAAGCTCTATTAAATGGTTCCGGAGCTCAAATGACAAATAATGAAATTACAACTGGTAACAGATATCTTATATACTATAACAAATGTGACGGAATCTTCCAAGTAATTAATCATATAGTAGTACCGGCTACACCGGCAACTTAATATAAATTGGGGCTCTAAATGAGCCCCTTAAAACTAACTTATTATGTTATTCAATCAATTAAATATAGGTGACAAGGTATATATAATAGAAGTAGTTGGTACATTCAAGAAAACTACTGAGTATAATGAGGGTTCTGTTACTCAAGTAAGTTCAATATATGACGAGCCACTACCACCAGGGTAGTTCCCTATGCCTAATCAACCCAGAAAGAAAGTAGTAGATATAACTATATAGTGTAATGGAGAAACTAAAAAGTTCACTATACCTGAGAATAAGTCAGTTATAACAGATAATTCTATAGGTCTTACTATATCTACTGATAAACAAGAAATTATAAATATAGTACGTAATCAATATGATACGTATAAGTAGAGAAAAGAGGCAATAGCTAAATGCGATGAAGAAATGGCTAAGTGTCAAGTATTATTAGATAAGCTGGGAGTAGATAATGAACCAGCTAGAGAGAATGATAAAATATTAGAACTATAGAAAGAAGTTAGTGAGTTGAAGAATATAATAAGGAAAGCTAATTAGATGGTACCACCACCTATGAAGGAAATGCTCCCTTAGGATATGAAGAATGCTATGGATAAGGTTGGTCAATAAGATCAACCTTTTTTATTTTAAGCCTTTTTAAGACCGCTATTACTTAAATTAAAGGATTGTATTACTAATAATAGAAAGTGCCTATAACAGTCTTAAAATGCGTTATATGGCTTATAACGTTATTAAAACATAATATATTATGACACTCAATTAGCTTGTAGATAATATTCTACTTATTGCTCGTAATAATAATATTGCAGAGTCTGAGCATTTAAGTAGAGCTTAGATCGAAAAGTGGATTATAGGTTACAGAGCTATGTTAATAAAGCAAGACATAGATAAGGGTAGAGATATAAACGAATTATATCTTACTACTATAGAACCTATCCATTTAGACCGTGAAGAAACTGTACCAGGTTACTTTACTTATGTAGGAGATAAAGAACTCCCTAAGTTAATAGACTTTAACTATAGACCTGGAGTAATAAATGTACGTGATATGTTTGGTAATATAATTTAGATAGGCAGTCGTACTAAAGCTAAATTATAGAAGTATAGAAAAGCTACATGTAAAGACTATATTGCATGGGTTAAGAATAATAGGATATATGTAGATGGGGATTCTAATCAGCTAGAGTATATCAGTGTAGATGTAATAGCTGAAGATCCTACAGAGCTTAATGCTTGTTTTGATCCAGATAGTGAGTTTCCTATACCGTCTGCAATGATACCAACTATTACATAGATGATATTAGAGAGAGAATTACGTTTTATGATTACTATGCCTAGTGATGATACCAATGATGCGCATGATGATACATAGAACAGAGTTAGTAATAAATAATTGATATATGAAATATTAGAGAAAGAGTTATACTACTACTGATTTCTATGAAAGCTATAAATAGTACATAGAACCTAATACTCCATACGATATTGACTTATAGACATATAAAAATATCATTAATGACTATTTTTAGTACATTAGAGATGAGGTGATGTACAGTTGTAAAGAGTTCAAGTTTCCATGTAGATTAGGTACTTTACAAATCATTAAACATTAGCCAAAAGAATTCACAGGCAAGAGTCTTAGATGGGACTGGAAAGCTACAAAAGAAACCGGTAAGCCTGTATACCTACTTAATGACCATAGTAATTATTATAAGTATAGATTCTTTTGGTCAAAGAAAGACAGTTTGCTTACTAATAAAACTAAGTATTAGTTTATAGCTTCAAGAGATAACAAGAGAAATTTAGCTCAAATAATATTCAACAAAACAAAAGATTACCCAGAATTATGATAAATAATCGTATGATTAGTTCAGCTTCTGTAGTAGCTAAAGTAATAGCAGATCTCGATTTAAGAGAAGATGAGATACGTATTACAGATATTCGGGAGTGGATTATGGAATCCATACTCAAGATTGGAGCTATATAGTAGTTTGAGCATAAAGTAGAAATACTTCCAATAGAATGTCACCAAGTATCATTGCCTTGTGATTTGTATAAATTAGATTAGGTAGCATACTCATACTGCTGTAATGGTGGTTGGTTACCTATGAGAAAAGCAACATCCAGTTTTGGTGTATCTCACGATAATCAATGCTGTAGTAAAGCTTGTATGTTGATACAGGATGCAGCTATGTTTCCATTGGTTAAGAATATGTTTAATCTTACTAATGATAGAGAAGCATTAGACAAGTTAAATGAGGATAATAACCTTAGAGAAACATTAAGTGCATTAATAAACTAGAATACTGTGCCTACAGCAAACGGTAGATATCTAGGTAATAGAATAGGTCACAAAGATGGTACTATGTATAGTTACGATTTATAGTATATGACTAAACCTGGTTATATAATGACTAATGTACCTAGAGGATATATTAAGGTATCTTATTATGCTATATATACTGATGAAGATAGTATGCCCATGATACCAGATCTAGAGTCTTATAAGGAAGCAATATACTGGTATGTTACTATGAAGTTAATGTATCCTAAAAAGTTAAAAGGTCAAATAAGTCAGGGAGATTATTATGATATACGTAACTCTTATAACTTCTATCGTAAGCAAGCATATGCTGAAGCTATGATGCCTACTGTAGATGATTTAGAGAATGTAAAGAATACCTGGCACAAACTATACCCAGAGATGAATGATCACGATACTTTCTTCAGTACTAGTGGCGAAGAACAGATATTATATAACCAAGATAGCGCATTAAGATTGATATGATAAGTAATACTGCACAAGTCAATACATTTACGGGTGGTCTTAATATGGACTAGGACGTAAATTTGATACCGGATACTCAGTACAGATATGCTGAGGATGTTCGTGTTATCACTAATGATGGAGGAACTACAGGAGTATTACAAAGTATAGAGAATCCTAGAAGATACGATACTATTATACCTAAAGATGAGACAATAATAGGTACTACTACTATAAATGATATTGCAGTAGTAATAACTAAAACATCTGATAACATTAATAAGATATACAGATTAATGGGGTTCGATACCAACATGCCTCAAATCAAGTTAGTATGTAAAGGAGCTTTAGGATTATGTGAAGATTTATCTAAAAATCCTACACTAAGTATTGTAGGTAACTATGAATCAGATACTAATATAAAGATATACTTTACTGATGGAAACAGTCCTATTAAGATTGTTAACATAATGAGTAATAAGTATATAGACAATTCTAATCTTATAGATGAGAATGGGAATATAATCAATCCTGGTTCATTAGAAATAACTCCAGTAGTAAGTTTATTGCCGTTTAAATTCCGTTGGTTATCTGAAGGTAATCTTAAAGCTGGAATGGTAACATATTGTTATCAATTATTTAATGTGCATGGCACTGAAACTGTTACTTCTCCAATGAGTGAGTTAATTCACTTAACAAATAGTGTAACTAGCCAAGGTAGTTCTGAATATAAAGGTACTGGTCTGAATAAAGCATCAAATAAATCAGTAATGCTATCTACTGAATTATCACTTTAGGACTTTAATAAGTTAAGAGTAATTCGTATATTCTATGAACAGAATAATTCTACCCCTACTATTAGTATAGTAGATGAGATAGATATACCAGACGGTCAGACAAATATACAGTATGTAGATTATGGAGCTACTTTAAGTGATATATCTGTAGATGAATTCAATGCTATGACTGGTTATCAGTTTATAGCGTAGACTCTTGCTAAAATGCAAAATAGATTATTTGCAGCTAATGTAACAGAGAACACTTGGATGCCAGAAGATGAAGATGGTAATGATTATGATGCTAGAGCTTATAGAGCTAATTCAGAAGGAAGTGTATAGCTGTTATCTAGTTTAGATAGTAATAACATTCGTCTGTCTATAACAGATGATGAAGCCATCAAACGTATTCCTGCTACTCATGACTGTATAAATCCATTTAACAATGTAAAATATACAAAGGATGCATCTAATTCACAGAATATATACATATATAATAAGGAAGGTGAACTAGGTGGTTATGGTATCAATATAGAATATTCATTTGTAACTACAGATATAAATCTAAGTAATAAACAAGATAAGTTTAGATTAGACCAATCCTGTAGTATGGATGTACCTACTGTTAGGAATAATACTAGGTATATAAACAGGGGTGATAATAAAATGCCTGAAATAGTACAGCCTACTGAAGAATAGAAGAATAATCCATATATACCCAATTATGCTGATCCATATATAGCTGCTAATTATAGAGGATACTAGAGAGATGAAGTGTATAGATTCGGTATAATATTCTATAATGATAAATCTGTAGCTTCTCCTGTACTTTGGATAGGTGATATTAGAATGCCTCATGCTTCTCAAATGCCTCCGTTTAGATATGAGAACAATACTCTTATAGGTAATGCTCTAGGTGTAGAATTTAAAGTAAAGAAAATGCCTGTTGGTGCAGTAAGTTACGAAATAGTTCGTTGTGATAGAACTGAACGTGATAGAACTGTAGTTATGCAAACAGTAGGTAGTTACGTATATGAGTATAGAATTCAAGAGTAGGATAAGTATGTAGGACAAGGTACTGAATTGGATAGCAGCGTTGAGATGAGACCTACTCCTTTTTTCTGTAGTCTAATTGGTGAACAGCTAGCAATATCGACAGGTACAGCTGAAGACGTTGGTAACTTTTCTCTTAATATGAGAGCAAATGATTATATACGCCTAGTATCTCCAGAGATATGTGTACAAGGGGATGATGTAACTAGACTATTTGAAGGGAGTGTGTACTTAGATGGAATTGGTTCATACTATTCCCCATTCGTTGGTGGAAAAGTAAACGATAGCAAATTTGATGATTTTAAAGACAACTACGCTAATGGTAATACTATAGGTAACAGCGTAAGCCGTAGTATATTCGCTGCAGCAGATTATGTCACTCAGATAAACGGCGAAGTATTACAGCAAGATACTGTACCCTATGTAGGCTATGGTAGAAGATGGGATCTTAATGTATTAGCAGTAGGATTTCCTTATTAGGATAGTAGAGGCAAGAAGGTATATCGTGGAGCATCTATAGCTAAATACTTTGTTCCATCCTTTGGTCAGTCTCAAGATATATCATATATAGAAGATGCTAAATACCCACCTAACATAGACTACAATATGTATGGAGCTCCAGATGTAGTAGCTAAAAGAATAAATGTTGGTAATAGAACCTATACTAATTATTCTATGTCTGATTTTATTCATAATGACAATCAATCATTACAAGGTCCAGCTGGTCCATGTATCATAGCTCATGTACCTGAATTAAGTAAAACATTTGCAGGTTTTAATAGTGTACCTACTAACAAATATCCAGAGCTTCATCCATTTGATTCTACTAATGCTATTCCTGTATTTAATATTAAACGTGATGGCAATTCTATATATGGTGGTAATACGTTTTCATCTAGATAGAATTCAGTATATATAAGTATATCTGCACATGATAGTAAATATGTATTTGGAGGAGATACTTATCTAAGCTTATTAGATTATCCTAATACTATGCTATTCCAATTACCTGATGCTAAAGAATGGGATGGAATGAAAAATTACATAGGAGCTTATATACCATTTGAAAGTTCTATTAATATGAATTTATTCCACGGAGATCAGATTCATAGAACAGTAACTAGTTCAAATTTTGCAGACTCTTGGTTACAGTTAGAGCCTACTTAGATGTAGGATATACACGTACAAGATCTTCCTTATTTTGTATATAATTCTGTTTATTCCGCATAGAATACTGGTAAACTATATATACCTAATTCTATGTACGCTGATAAGGATGTTAAATATACTAACAGAATACTGACATCATAGGCTAAAACGAATAATGAAGTAATAGACTAGTGGTCTAAATTCAAAGTAGCTGATTATTTAGATGTAGATAATCAGTGGGGAGATATAACCAATCTAAAAGTATTTAAGGATAGACTGTTCTATTTCCAAGATACTGGAGTAGGAGTAGCTTCTGTCAATGAAAGGTCACTTATTACTGATGATAATGTAAATCAGTTAGTATTAGGTACTGGTGGTATATTAAGTAGATTTGACTATGTAACTACTACTAATGGTTCATCTATTAAGAATGATAAAAGTATAATTAATTCAGATAATGTGCTTTATTGGTACGATTATGATAAGAACGAAATATGTTCTTATACAGGTCAAGTAAGTTAGTTATCTAAAGAAAAGCAGGTACAATCTTACTTTAATAAAAACATTAAAGAAGATAGAACTAAAGCTATGTCTTTATTTGATAAGAAGTATAATGAGGTGTGGTTTAATATATTAAACAAACCATTAATATTTAATGAGTAGTTAGGTAGATTTACATCTTTCTATACATTTAATCCTAAATGGTCGTTACCTATTTCTGATAGAGTAGTAGCAATAAAAGACAATGAATTGCATACTATACATGATACTGGAGTAATAGGGTTAACTCCTTTAGATAGAAAAGCTAAATTATAGTTAGTCGTCAATAAAAATGCTCCTTATACTAAGGTATATGATAATGTTAGATTACAAGGAGAATTTAGAGACGGCAATCAAGAAACTATTAAAGATGATATCATAGATTATATGAAGTTCAGTACTAAACATCAAGAAGCTATTAGAGAACATACTGAATAGGAGCTTGATGAAGAAGGAAGTATCATTACTCCTGAACAGCATATAATAACTGATTATAGAGAAGATACGTTTAGATTCCCAGTACCTAGAGCAGATAAGAATGAAGACGAGTTATCACTACCTGCTAGACTGAGAGGTAAGTATATGATCTGTGATTATGAGTTAGATTCTGATATAGATCATACTTTTGAAATACCACAGATTACAACAACATATAGAAATTCATTAATTTAATATGAAAAGTAAAAAGAAAACAAAAGTACCAGCATATGCATTTGGAACTCAATTTAAAGAAATTGGGAACAATATGCTTGAAGATGCTCCTGATGTACTAAATACTTTAATAACACCATTTTAGAAATCTAATGCTACTACAGGAGGACAAGCTGTTGCACAGTCTATAGGTGATATAACTAGTGGTGCAGCTACTGGTTTTAAGGTTGCTGGTCCAGTCGGTGCTGCGGTAGGTGCAGGTGTAGGTTTAATAGGTAGATCTGGTGAACAAGCTAGAATGACTTCATTTACGGATTATGACGAAGGTAGTCTTGGTAGTGGTTTAATTGGAGCATTTAGTAATAGAGGACTGCGTAGAAAGAGAGCTGCTATTAAAAAGAATGCGTATAGTAATAGAGCTGCTGTACAAGGTACTAATCACCTACAAAGTGAAGCATATGATGATATGATAGGGATGAATACAGATACTATGGCTAATGGAGGAATGTCTTCCTATTTAGCTTATGTAGATGATGGTGAATTAATATAGACTCCAGATGGAAGTATAAGTAAAGTACCAGAGAACAATAAACCTACTGACAGTAATTTAGTTAGTTTACCTGAAGGCAGTAGAGTATTAAGTGATAAACTTAAAGTACCTGGTAGAAAAGAAACATTTGCACAACTTGGTGAGAAAATGATGGCAAAAAAGAAAAGTAAGTATAATGATAGATTTGCAGAGAATGCAGCAAAACTAAATGAAATGAACAATAATATGATTCATGATTAGTTGTTTGCCATGTAGGAATCTGTTAAACAAAGTAAAGGTATTAAACCTAAGACTAAGTAGATACAAGCAGCTGCCTTAGGTGATGAAATTAAACCTGGTTTAGGAGATAGAATAGTAGATGCTATCTATAACCCTAATCGTAAATGGGGTGCTGGAGTACAGTGGGGAACTGGTAATAATCAATGGTATCATGTACCAGTTAATCCTAATAACACACAATCTGCATCAACTACAGCTACTATAAGTACTAATACTCCAACGCGTAAACGTAAAGTAACTTCTACTGATGCAGGATTAATTGATGAAGGTAAACCAGAATTACCATTTACTTGGTATGGTACAGTTAATCCTCTTAAACCAAAACATCCTGAGCTATTAACAGCTACTAACAACGAAATGGCAGGTTTAGGAGATGCTCTTACTTCTCAAGCAGATAAAGTTACTACTTTACCAAAAAGTAGTGCACATACTGAACCAGAACCTCATAATAATAGTCTTGATTGGGGATCAGCTTTATCAGGTATAGCTTCTTTAGCTCCTATTATGTCTAATCTATTTACTGGTAGACCTGAGACAGTTGATGCAGTATATAATCCGTATGCTACTAGCATTACTAATACTATGCGTAGACGTAGATATGATATTAATCCTGCCATTGAAGATTTAAATCGTAATAGAGCTATTAGTAATTATAATGCTAGTCAGATTAATACTAGTACTGGGGCTAACTTAGCTTATAGATTACAATCAGCTGTTAATACTGATAGAGCTATAGCTAGTTTAAGATCTCAAGAAAATAATGCTAATAACCAATACTTAGGTGATTATGCCAATACTATGAATAGTTTAGGACAGCAATGGGTTAATGCTACAAATATGGCTAATGAGGCTAATGCTCAAAACAGAGCTACTACTAGAAACATACGTAGGGCTGGTTTAAGTCAGTTAAGCCAATGGGCTCAGAATAGAGAACTGATGCGTAACCAGAAAGCTAGAGATATGGAAATGTGGCCCTTATATCAAAGATTCTTGCAAGCTGGTTTTACTGAAGATGATCTTAGAGCTATGATGAATTCTAACCGTAATACAATAAGTAGAAAAGGAGGTAAATAATGCAAGCTAATAGATATGATAGAGCTGCAGAAGCTCCTATAATGAATACCTATGTACCAATTAATTTTGGTGAATTGTATAGAATAGGTTAGGCACAAAGACAAGCTGTTGAACAAGCTGCTAATGAATTTACTAATACCGTTAGTAAGTTTGGAGAATTTCAATCTCCTTCAGCTGTAGATACTCAGAGATACTATGAGAATTCTCTAGGAAAGATAAGAGACTTAATAGATGAAGCTGCTACTAATCCAGATGCTATGAAGGATGCTAACTTTAGAGCTAGATTGAACTCTCGTATTGCTAATCTTGATTATGCTACTCTTAGTAATTTAAGACAAAGTAGAGAAGGAATGCTAGCAAGGCAAAAGGCTAATTAGGAATTAATGATGAAGGGAATGTATAATCCTCTTTGGCATGATGTAGATTTTACTAACTATAATACAGTAGATAGTGGAATATTTAACGATATAGCTCCTCTTGCTTATAAATCTGAAGTAGACTTAGTAAGACCATATGTGGATAACTTGAAAGCTAGTTTCATGGGAGTTAAAGATGGATGGATTCATCAAGGAGTTTCTACTGATAGAACAGACTATGAAATACAAAGAAACTTATCTAGTATATAGAATACTCCAGAATATTAGAAGCATTTAGAAGTATTACAGAGACAAGGTCTTAGTAGACAGGATGCTGAAGAATAGCTTAATAGAACACTTATCACAGCAGGTAGAGAATTTGCTTATGATTAGGCTCAAAGAGATCCCTGGTGGATAGAGAGTGCTAAGATACAGGCTAGAGCGGCTGCTGCCGCTAAAAATAATCCTAACAATCTACTTAATCTTACTGAACAAGTTCATATGGATTCTAGACGTAGAATATACGAAAATTTTACAGATATGACTCCGGAGGAAATGAATGCTGTAACTAGACGTGGTATAAATGCATTATCAAAAGATAGACGGGATGCTGTGTTAAGACAGTTAGATCCTAGTATAATGCAAGATAAATTACGTAATAGTTTTGAGTCTGTATACTCTCATACTAGAAGTAGAAATGCAGCTATAGATTATGTGATAAATGCTTTCTCTTCTCCATTAGATCCAGATACTGCTATAGATATATATGGTAAATATGGAACTACCGGTAAAAAGGATAGTAATGGTAATTACATTGGAAAGAAATCTAGTGACTTTATATTACAAGATGAATTAGCATTTAGTATGCTCGGAGATGTTAATTAGTTAGGCACACAAACTGCAAGAAATGCTATATTTGCTGATATGTGGAATAACGGAGAATTTAATAATTTTATTATATCTCCTGAGACTAAACAAGTAACTGATGGTGGTCGAACTTATCAAACTAAATATGCATTTATTCCGTTAAATCAATTTAATAAAGATAAATTCTTTACTTCATCTGGTAAAAATGATGATGAAAATGCTAGATCTTTATATGATGCAGTTAAAGAAGCAGGATTAGAAGTAGTAACTTTGAATAATAGTGATACTAGTGGGTCTGTAGTAGTAAGATTAGATAATAGAGATAATATAGATAGTAAGTCTATTACTACTAAGAATGATACTGAATACGTTATGGTACCTGTAGCTACTGTAATACCTAGCTCTGGTTAGGCAGCAGTTGCCGCTGATATATAGTTCCAAAATTCTAGAAAAGTTGGTACTGACGTAAATGTAATGTAGAATATTCGCTCAGAAAGTATGAGATTCCCTTATAGTAACATAGACGATGATAATGAATAATTAATATGGATAGAACAAGTTTAAGTCATAATAGAATAAACTATAAAAGAACTGCCCCCGATTTCTCTGAATCGGGGATTAGCTCTTTAAATACGTTTGATGTTGGTTAGACTGGTACTAGAGCAGTTAGAGATGAAGCTTGGAATCAGTTAGAAGAAGAACTTAATTATAATATACAAGACTACGATACTTCGTTTCAAGAACAACCTGTATACACTGAAGATGCTAATAAAAAATTACCTGGAGTAGGTTCATCATACGATTTTGCTTCTGATTTAAGTAAAGCTGTAATAGGATTATTTACTGATAACTATAAGGGAGAGAATGGAAATGATTCTAGTTATATAGATCAGGCTGTAAATATAAATGTACGTGATGCATTATCTATAAATGTTCAAGCTAGAGTAAATGAGTTAAGGGAGACCGAAGGTAAGTGGATACCGGAAATAGAGGTTGCTAAACGTTACTTAGAACAAAAAACATTACTAGGAGAATTATCTGTAGATGGTCCAGATTATTTTAAGGTAATGTCTGAGGTACAAGAGCTAGAAAAACAAGTAAAAGAAGCAGCTAAAACTAATCCATATATAAGAGATATATTCTACGGTTAGGCTATAGAACCTGCGTTTACACATCCTGGACAATTGTATCCCAAGGCTGTATCTAGAGATGTCATGAATTCTATATTGTAGAATAATAGAAATCAATATATTATTGACTTATCTTGGAATTAGACTAATAATGAATTAAATGATAGACTAACTGCAGCAGCTAAATTATCTAACAAACTAGATAGATTGAACAAGAATTTAGAGGATGCTAATGTAGCACTATTTGAAAAAGAGTCTGAAATTAAAGCTAAATAGAAGGCTTTAAAAACAAAACATATGCTACACGATCCTCTACTTGGGATAATACCTTTAGGTATTACTTATGATCCAGATGAAATTGATCCTGCTTTTGATAAATAGAGATAGGAAGTAGAGGTTTCTTTGTTTGATCCTAGTACATATAAGTATGGATTAACACATCTTGGTAGTAGTTTGTCAGAATTGCAAGCTATGGGAGCTACTATGGCTACAGCTCATCTTGTTAAGTGGGGTGGCAGAGCATCTAAACATCCTGGTCTTTGGGCATTAGGTGAAACCGGGGTCAATCTACTTAGTACAGCCTACTTTAGACACAAAGAAACTGCTGCAGAAGTATTATCGTCATATACATAGAAATTATTAGAGAACTCTGATAAGTTTGATATCAATAAAGTTATGAGAGATTATGAGTTTGGCTTGGAGGCTAGGGGTTATGATGTATCCTCTATGGACGATCTTGAAAAACTTCAATTCGGTTTAGCTTATGATATTCAAACTAGTGATTAGGACTATAATAAATTTGCTAAAAATGCTAGAGTTGGTCTTACTGAAATAGAACAAGGTAATAACGCTCTAGCGCTTAGCGATTATTTGTAGAACTTTGGTTTATCTTATACTGGAAAAGTAGTAAACAACGCTATAGGAGCTAAAGCCATAGCTAAGGGTATAGGTACCGCAGCTATGAAGAATGCTAGAACTAGAAAATTAATAGAAGCAGTAAAAGATAGAACGAATAAGATTGCGGATAAAGTTTTCGATAACCCAATGTAGAAAATAGCAACTAAGAGAGCTCTAGAGTCAATAGCTAACTTTACTTTACATACTGGAAAACGAGCTATATCTGAAGGAATTGAGGAAGGGCAACAGTCTATATTCCAAAAGAGATATTCAGATATACCTGTAGATGGCACTCAGACGGAGTCTCCTTACAGCTTTTTAGATGGTATAATTCAATCTGGTACAGCTGCTGTTGAAGCTACATTGGCATATAATGGTTTACATTGGAATGATATGTATAATACCGATGATCAGTTGCGAAAAGCAATGGGTATTGGTAGCTTTATTGGTGCTCTTATGGGAGCTGGACCCGATATATAGCAAATTAATAGAACTAGAAAACAAATTGAATCTGATTTAAGCATCTAGGAACTTTCTGCTAGAAATCTTGATAGAGTAGATAGAAGCTTCAAAGTAGCACAATTTTTAGATTCTTATCGTAATGGGAATACTCCTGAATACTTACGTAACAGTATAGAAGAATTAAAGAGATATAAAGGTACAGATGTTACTGATAAGATGATTGACGAGGATATAGAAACTTCTCGTATAGTATATGGTATATATAAGAACAAAGATATAGATAATAATCTAAAAGAACTGGGAATAAATCGTAAGTCTGGTAAAGATTTCGAGATGTTCGTACAAAATCATGTAGAATTAATTAATGGTTTTAACGAAGCTTCTGAATTGTCTGACTTATCAGATAAGAAAGTAACAGAAAAAATAGAACAGATATTTAATGAAAGTATTGATTCTCCGTTAAATAGATTCATTCAACAGTAGTATGAGAGTTATACTAACGGTTTGGCTGAAGGTTAGACAGCAATACAATTATCTGAGTTTAGAGCTCCTATTATTAACTCTATTGTTACTAGGGCTACTAGCAGAGTATTGGATAGATTAAATAAAGATCTTAACCAGCGTAAAAAAACTCTCGAAGAAATCAAAACTGAATATGGAATAGATATATCTAAACAAGGTATAAATGGTTTATAGGAATTTATAAAAAAACGTTAGAGAGAGATCAAAGATTCGCTTAGTAAATTAGATAATATTTTATTTAAGGGAACATTTAATACTCTACAAGATCCTGCTAATATTGAGGAATTAGAAAACGTATTGGCTCCATCTATACTTAATGCAGGAATAATAAATATCATATCTACAAAATTAAATACATATAATACCGGTAGATTATCTATATCTAATAGATACTTAGTAGAAAGAAAACCTTTATGGAGCACTCTTGATGATTCTGAAAAATAGTCTGTATTAACTGAGTATGCAGAGAAATATAAAGAGGATCATCAGACTCAAGAAGAACCTACTAGAAGGCAACTGATAAGTTATTATAATCATAAGATTAACTAGAGTTGGAGTGATATAGAAAATAGTGCTAATGTGGAAGCTAACGAACGTACATTAGCTAATGCTATATTTAGAGAAGACTTACGTAATACTAGAAAATCTTTATAGCAAGCCCAAGTAGAAAATTAGGAAGAGTTTGACACTCCTATAGATAGTCAACCTGTTTCAACAGAGGAATCATCAAATAAAACATAGGTAGAACCAGATAATAATCAGGGTGACGATACGAAAGAAACATCCTAGGAATCCGCGCATACTGTAGATAGTATATCAGATGATACAGATAGAAACTCTGTAAACACTCCAGTTGATGAAATTGCTACCAATAGTTCAGAAGAACAAGTGGATGAGGTAACTGATAATACTGGAGATACTGGAGAAGTTAGCGATATTGACGCTATGCTAGATGAAGTATCTGATAAAGAATATGTAGAGGATAATGATGTAACAGAAATAACGTAGAGTTCCGCTAACGATTAGGATAGAGCTGCCACTGACAACGTAGATAGTAATACCTTAGAGATAGATGAGTTAAAAGCTAAGTATGATACTATAGAAGATGGCGGGCCTATCGCAGATATAGGTAATGTTGAAGATTCTGATGTAACTTCTACTGAAAATATTACTACAGCAGAGGAAGAAGTATAGCCTGAATAGCCAGCATAGGCCACTAAACGTGAGGAGCCAATCAGTCCAAAATAGATAAATCCCACTATTAATCTTACACCAGAATCATTTGACGGATCTACTGATGAAACTGTAGAGATCCCTTTAGAGACTTAGGATGATATAATATATACAGACGGAACTGATACTTGGGTAGGTAATGAAGATCCGTCTTTAGGGTCTCCGGTAAGTGATGAGGAGATAGAAATGCAAGGGTAGTTTGAGTAGGTAGATGCCGTAGACATGGCTACTACTCAAGAAGCTGCAAATTATTTGGGTTAGACAGATAAATCTCCTGGTTTAGATACTAAGAAAAAAGTAGAAACCAATAGAATACATTCTACTTTCTTTTATGCTTTTAATTCTACAGAAGTAATGCCTATTGAAGCTAATGGTAAACCTGTACAATTTGATGGAGAGCGTAGACCAGGAATAGAATTAGCATCTAAATTAGCTATACCAGGTTGGTTATCTAAATAGAAAGCTTACTATATAGTTACAGATAATAAGGAGACGCGAAAATCTGAGAGAGATGCTGCAGATAGAATGGCAGTACATTTAATTATCGAAGAAACTACGGAAGATGGTAAGAAACTAATATACAATCTATCTTTATATCAACCAGATAAGGCTAGAGCTAAAATGCGTAATTGGAATGTAAGTAGCTCTAAAACTAATAGTGAAATAAATAAACTTAGACAATTACGTAAGAGTATTATAGATAAATATATTAAAACATACTCTCCTGACTATTTTGTAGACAAATCTGCTACTTTACCTCAAGTGGCTCCCAAAGGTATAATCCCAGTCAACTTAAGACAAAGTAATGGGTCTATTAATAGTTAGGCGTCTGAAGGGAAAAGACCTGTATATAGATCTCTTACTGAAGTGTAGGAATTTGGTTTAAGTTCAGATCCTATATAGATGACTGATCAGATATTAAATGGAGAGGTAGAATTTGGATACGGCAAAGGCCCCTTTCCGATGGATCCTGCCGATAGATTTACTATAGTAAATTTTGATTAGGTAACAAAAGCATCCGCTCAAGGAGTTGGTTATGCAGGTAAGATATACATAATACCTAAAGTAGGAGATACTCCTTCTTAGAGAACCAGTGCTCCAATAATGTTAGCAGAAAAAAGGCATTTCATATAGGGAGGGTCTAAGAATCTAATAACTTCATACACTCCTGACGGTAAGGCTAAATATGATGACAATGGAAAACGTGTGCCACTTAGCACTGCTGAATTATTATTTAGGTTAGTTACTTAGACATTACCTATATCTAATAACCCTGAATTCTTAGATATACTAGATATCTTAGTAAACCATGGCCCTGGTACTGTAGCAGTAGGAGATAATCGCGTAGAAAAATTATCTTTCTATATTCGTAAGACATTCCATTACTATACTAATACTAAGGGTAGTTTCTTGATGTATGCATCTAGAACACCAGAGGGGTCTTACATGTTAAAATATCTGAAAATAAAAAATATTAATGGTAAAGTGGTATTTACAGATCAACAAGCTTACGACGTAATCAGACAAATATCAAATAATCTGCACTGGAATACTGATAAAGAAGCTATGATGAACCCTATTTCGGATAATATCGTAAATGCTGCTATTGATTATATGAATAAGTATGATACTGATTATTATCGTGTATTAAATTGTGATGAATTGGTATTTACTATGTAGGATTTAAATCTTACAAGAGGAGCTGATGGTAAGGTAGTTCGTAATGGTAATACTCCAATACTAATGTCCTGGATGATAAATCATCAGGTGCTTAAAACTGATGTTGGAGATAGAGCTTTTAGAGATCCTTTTGTGTATGCAGATGATGCAGCTGTAGCAGAAACAGCCAATATTAGTAAACCTGAACCGACAAATAGTACAAAACGTAAAGTAGGCAATAAGGAATAGAAGAAAGAGGACGTTCCAGAAGAGTCTACAAAATTAAAATCTCAAGATTATGAACCGAAAGAACTTCCAAAAGAGATAGCTACAGAAAAAGACAGAGTTTAGAGATCTAAATTATTAAACAAACAAGATGTCATAGACGTATTAAATACAGAACATCTGTTAATCAGAGTACGTGTAAAAAATTCAACTATAGAATATGTTGATATCTTTTTTGATGAAAGAAAAGATAGATGGGATATCTTACCTAGAATTAATTATAATGTTGAAGGAGCTGAAGAAATATATCCTACATAGGAACAAATAAAGTCAGTACTGGATCGTTTCATACCATACGATTTGCAGCAATATTATACGTCTGGGCAATACAAACAGGATCACGCAAAGTTAATTCAATATCAAGAAGATTTGGCTAATCAAGGAAAAAATCTTGAAGAAAGAATATAGCTCTTGTGGGAAACCAATGTGGGTGTAGATGCAACTTTACGAGATAGATGGGGGATTTACTCATTTAATGAGTACACTGGAGAGACTAACTTTGTACCAAATACAAGAGAAACCGCCACTACAGAATTGCTAAAACAAGACAAAGCTCTTACTTATGATGAAACTATTGCTGCAGGTCTCACTCCAAAACAAGGTTATACGTATATACGTAAAGCAGATGGTAAATATGTTATATTACCTAATAATAGTAGAGTATTATAGAAGATGTTGGGTAATAAAGGTGTATTCTCTACAGTAAGAGGAGAAGGCGCCTTAGATATTGCTGCTGCCAAGAAATGGCTACATGATACTTTAGGTATAGATCCAGATGATGTAATGGTAACCAATGCTGCTATGAGAGCTATTAATACTCCATCAGCGTATGGTTTATTACAATCTGTATTTGATCGCATACACGATGAATTTGTAGCTAGAGTAGTTCTATCTACTAAAGGTGGAGCAGGAGTAGAATATCATGAAGCATGGCATTATGTATCTTTGTTGTTATTAACTCCTACACAGAGGGATTAGATATATTCAGATTATGTAAATAGGAACCCTGAGTATCTTAATAGCACTAAATAGGAAATAGAAGAGAGATTAGCTGAAGAATTTAAAGCATATATGCTTAAAGAAGTAAATCCAACCTGGACTTACAGAATAAAAAAATTCTTTAAAGCTATATGGGACTTAGTAATGGCATTCGCAGGAAAGGAACTTAGCCTACAAAATCAAGTGTTCAATCAAATACGAAAAGGCAATTTTAAGAATGCGCAGTTAGATCAAGATACTCTCGATGAATTTAATAAGAAATATGATGTTGGTATAGGTTATTATGCTCCAGGTATAAGTAATAAGGAATAGGAAAATATGCCTCATATAGCCAACGCCAATACTCTGTATAACATAGTAGAAACCTTAAGTAATACAGCACTATCTATACTTAATATTAGAAGTATGGATGACATACAAAATTTAAAGTTAGATGATGTATTTGATAATATTCAGTATCTGTATGATGCTGGAGAATATGATTACAATGAGTCTAAAAAGTAGATGGTGCATGATGTGCTAAGTAATAAAGGTCTATTTGCTAAATAGATTCGTGCGTATTTACAAGAGTTAGGTATTAGAGCTATAGAGCGTGAAGAATCAGAAATAGCTGAGAAAGAAGCTAAAGATTCAGGAGATACTTATGACAATGTATGGGATAGAGCTTCATATGAGATAAGTAAGAAAGCAAATGTAGCATTTAACGCCAAATTATTCTTCTATTCTATTCCTCAATCCAAATTTGTTACAGACGAAAATGGTAATCAAATAGTAGATACTGTAAAAGATAATATATTTGGTTTAGATGTAGCACAATCTTTTGATATTACGTGGAATAAAATATTAGATAATTTATGGTTATCTAACGATTGGCCAGATTTGATAAGAAGAGTAAGAAACTTAGCTAAAGCGGATCCATTCTTTGCTACTTTACTTGATAGAGTAGATAATCCTGCATATCCATTACCAGAAAATACAGTTACTCAGTTACTGACTACTATACAAAGTGCAAAAAACAGTATGGATACTGTAGATATATTTGATACTTCTACAGGAACTATACAGAAGAATACTAAAGGAAGAGGAGGAAAAGTATGGACAGTAATGGATAGTAGCAATCTGCGAAAAATAGCCAGATTACCGAGTCAGTGGTCTCAGAACTTTATGTTATCTTCTTTAATCTTTACTGATAAAAATAATAGGTCACGTATAAACACTAATAGATATTCTGAATTAGCTAAATTAGATAAACAGATACTAAGTGATATAGAATAGATACAAAAGCAATTAAATAGTAAGAATGCTGATATACGTAATCAAGGATTAAAATAGTTTGAACAGACTAAGGAAAGATTGTTAAACTTATTAAATGCAATAGGTATACCTTTTGATAGTGAATCTTTGAATTATTTATTGAGAAAAGTAAATACTAACTCTACTAATTACCCTGAATTTTTTGTATTTAGCGCATTATATAAAAACATGCCTGGATCCATTAGTAATTCTATAATGCACAATATTAGGTTAATGAATAATGCAAAGAGTCTAGAAGCTAAATTTAAAAGACAAACTATATCTGCATCTCGTATATTCAATTATAAAAGTCCTAATGCTGTAATTAACTTAATGGCTATAGCTTACGGAGAAATGCATCCAACTCCTGAGGAATTCAGTGTTACTGGAGCAGACGGCAGTTTGTTATATCCTATTACTTAGAATAACTACATGTCTGATTAGCTTAGATGGTTAAATACTAATGCTTATAACAAATTAGATAACATAGCTAGATCTGCATATAGTGCAAATTCTCTTATAGTCAAAACTTTAACTTCTCCCGATAAACCAAAACTTAAACTACACACTCTTATTGCTATTAGAGATAATATAACCAACTCTAGTAGAGATTATTTTGGAATTACTCCATTAGAAGATTATATAGCTAAACTATTGTTAGTGCATCAAGGTAGATTAATACTACCAACTATGTCCGATAAAAAGACTTGGTATAGTATAGAAGGTATTAAATTACCAAAAGACTTTTTAGGCACTATAAAGTACTCTCCTAATGCGGAAGGTTCTATGGAAGCCACTATAATTCCTCGTAGATTCTCTAATGAAACTCTAGATATATTCTGTAATTACTTCTTAGATGAATATAATGCTATAGTAAAATATTTCGATAGTAAAGAAGATGTAGAAAAAGGTAAATCTAGATTCTATGATAATTATCATGGCAAAATAGGTAAAGATGGAAAGATGGCTCCTGGCGGTAACGGTGGCAGATTCCGTTATTTTAACTAGTTACCTATAAATGGAGCTACAGTTAGTCTTAATCGCATGTTAGATGACGCAAAGAAATCTGGAAATCCTGAGTTAATAACTCAGGCTCTTAATCGCATTAGAACAGAGCTAATAGAAGATAGAGCTTTGCTTAGAGATTCTATGAATACCTTACTTTTAGATAAAGTAGATAAAGAGATAAAACAAGCTATAAAATTAGGAGTAATATCTAGAGATAAAAAAGGTAATTTATAGTACGGTAATTTACCTTCTACTTCTGTATTAGAAGATTAGGAAAACTCTAACCCATTTGCATTCTATGAAACCTTAGTGTCACATATACCAGAGGAGTTTAATGCTATTACTCAAAATGATATTATCTATAGTATAATAGCTAATTATGTAACCGGTTATGCTATATCTATAGAGGAAATAGAGAAATGTTTTGTTGGAGATCCAGCATTTTATAAATGGAAATCTGATAAAATTGTAGGAATATTTCAAAGAGATGTTGATAAGATTAAGCGTTTATCTTCTGTACTATCTACTGGTATTAATCTTAGAACACATTGGGGAGATAATGATCCTAGAAATAGCACTAAATACACTAGTGCTATATTGTAGGATAATATGATAGGTTCTGAATATCATAGTAGACTCGAGCAAATATTTAAAGCTGATTTAGCTAGAACAATGCTTAAGAAAAATAACCCAAGTTTGACAGATGATGAGTTATTTAAACTTACAGACGATAAGCATTTTGATAATACTATGCAAGATCGTACTAAATTAAGTGTTGAGGATGTCAAGTTTATTGAAAAACAAGCTGTGAAATCAGCAGATCCATATGCTTATGATGATGAAAACAATTCTGGTAATATCAATCAAGCAGATGCTGCTGTATATATCAGACCTGCATTTTATAAGCGTATTATGTAGGCTTTAGGAGAATGGTCTCCAGAAATAGAAGAAGCTTATAATATACTCGAAAGCAATTAGGATGTACTTGGAAATCCCGAATTGTATGCAAAAGCGTTAAGAGCTTCAATCAAACCACTAAAAATGATGTACTTTGGTGATCATTTTGATGAGGTATCAGATATAAATGTACCAGTGTTTGATAAAATGGCGTTATTCCCTATGTTTAAGATATTAGCTAATGCTGATAATAAATATCTGTATGATAGAATGAACAATGAACAACTAGGCACTATTGATATGTTGAAGTTTGAATCTTCAACCAAAGTAGGGTCTACTAGGGATAAGCTTAAAGTATATAAAGATAATAGAAATACTCAGCTCAATATAGAAGCTATTAATTCTCCCTCTACAACTGTTATAAATTAGGATACTGTAGTAGAAAGACTTAATGGAGGTCTTACTACTAAAGTACAAGATATAAAACAACTTAGGTTACAGTTAAATACTGAACCACATGAACATACTGATAGATCATTTGGTACATAGGCAGTAAAAATATGTATTGGTAATGTAGTAGATGATCGCCATTATGGTCATAATAAAGGTCAAAATGTATCTGGAGCTAGGATTAAAAAGGATGTATTTGGTTGTATAAAAGCTTTGTCTACCAAAGGTTACATGAAACTCAAAGGCAGTAACGGAGTAGCTGGTAGATTCTTTGATAAGAATGGTAGAATAAACAATAAAGCGTTATCAAACTATCTTATATAGGAAGCTAAAGGTACTAATATGTCTGCAGAAATTACAGAAGCACTCGCATTAGATAAGAAAGGTAATTTCAGAGCTCCTATTGCATCATTAAGTACTCGTAATTGGATTGAGAGTAAAATAATATCGCTTATTAATAAAGAGGTTATAGATGTAAATACTCCAGGTGGTTCTGCTATTCAAATGGCATCATTTGGATTTAGAGCTAATCAAGTATGGAATGAGGAAACTGCCAGACCTTTTAATGACGGAAAGAAACTTAGTTTTGATCCAGATAAAGGTAGCATGGAAGTTATGTTAAGTACTAATTTCTTCAGAGATGTAGTTCCTTAGGAATATTAGACCGATTATATTACTATGAGAAGTTGGTTAATAGAGCATAATGTAATAGGCAACAATTCTAAACCTTATGGTATTGGCTATCGTATCCCTACTCAGGGTTTGTCATCAACGTTCTCGTTTATAGTAGCAGACGTATTACCTGCTCAAACTGGAGATACTATAGTAGTACCTGATGAGTTTACAGCTATGACTGGATCTGACTTCGATATTGATAAATTGTACATAGCTACTTATGCGTATGATCCTGAAACTAATGAAAGATATACTTGGAATAACAACGCTAAATCATATGTAGAACAAACAGAAGGCGCATTAATTAATAAGTTATTAGATAGTTATACTTTAGTAATCTCAGATAAGAAGACGCTAGCAGAAACTAGAGCTTCTATTGATACTCTTACTGGTATCCTTAAAAAAGAAATATTACCATTAGTATAGACTACAGAACTGAAAGAAGCTGAACCTATGTACGAACTTATGCCTTCGTTCTAGGAATCTAGAAAAACAGAATACACGTCTGGTAAAGCCGGTATTGCTCCTTTTGCTTTAAATTCTACTAATCATTGCCTTACTTAGGCCACTCATCTTAGAATGAAATTCTCTGAAGGAGCTAGTAAATACAATTTAAATCAATTTGATGAAATAACTGGATAGGATGGTTATAAGATACTTGATTGGTTATCTGCCATGATTAACGCTCACGTAGACGTTGCTAAAGATCCTTATATAATCGTGTTGAATGTTAATAAAGTTACTTATAACATGGCTAGTTTCTTACTTAGAACAGGTAAAGGTAGAAATACATTCTTATTCTTAGCGCAGCCAGCGTTAAAAGAGTACGCTAACAGAAAGATTATGAATGAAGGAGTAATCGGAGTTAGTAAGTAGTACGATAACTAGATATTCTCTGATATAAAATAGAAATATTGGGATATGCTAAATAGATTCCCTTTATCAGATACTTATAAAAAGCAGATTGAGTAGCTAGTGTAGAATGGAAGTATTGATGCGTTTAATCAATCTAAGCTTGCTAGTAGTTTAGAATCTTTTAGAAGCAATGATATCACTCCTCAAGATATAGTTCAACAACTATTAGTTGTTAAAGCATATCAAGATTTAGCTTCTGATGCTCAAACTATGGCAGATTTAGTTCAAAGATCTTAGATAGATACTAAGAAGTATGGTAATAACTTATCTCAATTATAGAACTTTTATAATTCTTATACTACATTTATAGAGGATAATAAAGAAAAATTCTTTACTGATACAGTAGATACAAATGGACTAGACGTTTACTTTGGAAATACGTTCTTACATAAGAAGTTAATATATGCTATGGATTTATCAAATAGTATATTGAGATCACAAGTATTTGCGGCTACAAACGGTTATAAAGAGATACTTACTTCTATATTATAGCAAATAAGAGGGGGAAATTATGTTCCTACTAATAATGGTAAATCTATATTATTTAAATATAAAGCTACCAGTAATAAAGAATATGTTGGAGCCCTTTCTAATAAAATAGAAAGTATAATTAGAGCTAAAGTAGTAGCTAATAGTACAAATCTTATGTTAACTGACAGTGATATAAATGACGTTTTATTTGGAAAAGATAGTATCGCTCGTAGATTAAACAGTATAAAGAACTATATTAGAGTTAACAAGGATGATATTAATCTAATGACTTTTGTAGATGAATCTGGTAATATTACAAATGAACTACTTAACTATCTACAGGCAGTAACTTCTAATAATAAAAGAAATATAAGTTATATCAACACGTCCACATCTACTATGAATAATTCTAGGTATTATGAGGACAGACTAAGATCAGCATTCTATGACTTACTTACTAGCGAAGATAGTGTTATTAAGGAATTTGCTGAAACCTTAGTTAAGTACTCATTTTTAACTAGTTATGATAATAGAACTCCTAATTCATTCTTTAACTTAGTACCTATGTGGTATAAGAGAAAATTAGGATACGTGTCATCTATTGCTGACGCTATTAACAAATTAAATTACGGAGATACTTCTGTAATAAATAGCAATAATACATCTGATTAGGTAGATTCTATATATTTAAGTTTGGTAAGAAACTATTGGAGAGATAATGACATCGTACCTGTATTTGTTAGAAGAGTTAGACGTGATGATGAAGGCGGAGAACGAGTTTCTAATGTGATTAATCTAGCATCTGCAACTAGTAAGACTAGGGTAAATGTTAACACAGTTATAAGTGTGAAAGGAGATTATGACATATCTAGAAACTATAAATTCTTTAAAATAGTAGGTACAGGTAATAATATTGACGTATACCAAAGAATAGGTGATATAGTGAATCTTGATACTGGAAAGACTATTGAAAGAATATATACAGTAGTACCTAAATTGGGATATGATGCTGGTTCTAACTCAATATATGAGTTGTATAAAGAAGGTGATCAACCATCAGCATTTGATACTAATAATTTCACTGATAAAATGTTGGATTAGATAAATAATGTATTTAATCTAATAGATAAGCGAGTTCAGTTATTAAGAGGAAAAGAACCTATTGTATTCGTGAAAGATGATAGTTATCGTTCTATAGATTATTCTAATTATGATAATATAGAAGAAAAAGCTTCTATAGAGTTAGATTAGACAGACAATTACGCTGATTAGGAAATATAGGACAGTAATACTCAAGAATAGGAGATAACATCATCAGAAGCTATATCTTCTGAAGAATTTATAGACAATTCTTCAGATCCATCTGAAATAGATAATATAAATCATATAGATGATACATTATTATCAGACTTAGATGGGATGGAAACTGACAGTGGAATAGAATTTGAAGATTTAACTCCAGAACCTGAAACTGTTGATGTTACCGAACTCATAACAGAAATCATAGATAGTGTAGAAACCCCTATTGATGACATAGTTGAAATAGATGAAGGCACTATGAATAATCTGAAAAAAAATGGTAAAAAACGTAAAGAAGAATGTAAGTAATTATGCAGTGTTTAATTTTAGATAATAAAGAAGTAAAGGCAGCAGTAGATGAACTTACTACAGTATTAGGTAGTAAAGACGCTGCATATTACGTAGTGTCTGAAAATAACGGTCATGCTATAGATCAGGCTCCCAATGGGGAGCCTTCTAAGCTGTTTTCAGATCTTTTGAGCCATTATAATGGCAATCGTGAACAAGCTATTAAGGCTAAAGTAAAAGTGTTTACAGATGAATTTAAAAGCTGGTTTGGAGATTGGATAAACAATGTTGAAGATTCGTCAAAGATAGTAGATGAAAATGGAGAACCGTTAATTGTGTATCATTATAGCAACAACTCTCAACTAAATGAATTCTCTATAGAATTTGACAATTACTTTTCTACTATTAAAGGAGGTACTAAAAAAGCCATATTTTTTACTGGAAATAGTAATCCTAAATATGGAACGGTACTTGATAGAAACTATAAATATCCAGTTTTTTTAAATGCCCGTCATACAATAGAAAAAACTGGAACAAAGGATGAACTAAGGTCCTAGTAGGAGGGTTTTGTTTCTACTATTAATAGAGCTGCAAACGAAGCAGATGCTGCCGTATTTCATGGTATAGATGATAATCAGGAATTAAATCAAGATATATATGTCATAAATAATCCTAATAATGTTAAATCAGTAGATAATCAAGGGTCTTTCTCTACTTAGGACGATAATATCTTTAAAGCAGAGCCTGTTTTTGAGTACGACCCTAACATAGGGTTAGATTATACTTTATAGAAAATATTCCATAAAGACACTGTGACTACCGTTTCTAATGCTCTATAGCAACTATAGTTCTACTATGCTGGAAGTAGATTTGATAATCTGTATAACTTGTTTAAGGATAGTAATATATTAATTAAGTTATCTGCTGATACTGAGTATATGGATTATTCTTTAACAAATAATACAATAAGAATTAATCCTACAGCTTTTTCAACGCAGAGTACTGATAGAAATATTAGAACATTGATGCACGAAATAGTTCATGCCTATACAGTAAGTAGTATATATAGAGTAAAATAGGGTAAAAATTTCTCTTAGCAAGAGAAATAGGTATATGATACTATAAATAAACTTTACAAAAAGACTTTGTTAATTGAAGGCCCTAAAAAAGAAACAGGAGATTATTACGGTTTAAAAGATATATATGAATTCACTTCAGAATTATTAACTAACTAGTCGTTTGTAGAAAACATTATAAATGATATTGCAAATAAAAATGAAGTAAATTCAATAAAAGATTTGCTACAAAAAATATGGCGAAGTATAGTAAATCTACTCACAAAATAGTATAGTCAACAAGATATTGAGGTAATACAGGGAGAATTGTTAGATTTAATATCATTTAATGTGGATAATAATATTCCCTATTAGTACTTTTTTGATAATACTAACGATTTAGTGTCTAGGTAGCAACAAGCTATCTTTAATATGGAATCCCAGTTAGATTAGATAGAACAAGATAAAGAACAATTTGAAAAAATTACTCATAATTTAGCACAAAGTATAAATGAAGCATTATAGTCCCGTTTAAAAATATTTAAACATCCGGATCCTATAGTAGAGTAGCAAGCTAAAAAAACTATGGAGTGGCAAATTTAGAATATTACTTAGGGTTTAGTATCAGATTATGAAAGTATTAGTAACTTTCTACAACAATCAGCAGATGAAATTAAAACAGCATCTGAAATGCTAATAAAAGCTAGAAAAAATAATGAAATAATAGATGATACTAAACTTAATGATTTAGACTAGAATTTCTTTAGTTTTTATGTTGGTATAATAGATGATATAGTTCAGCAACTGATATATAGGGAACCTTATAGAGAAATAGTAGGTAAAGATGGCAACGGTAACTACAAACTAGATAGATTGATAAAGAGAGCTAAGTCGTATTAGGCTTTATTAACAGAAGGGCAACTTATAGTTAAAAGCTAGATAGCTAGGAATGCATCTAAAATACTAAAGGATGTTGGAGTAGAAGTAGGAGCTGTTACTATATATAGATATGAATAGACCGATATTACATCTTATGATAAGGATATATCTTATCTTACTTATTTATTTGGTGCTGGAGATAAAATAAAGGACGATTGTATAAAATCTATTTTTTATCTTATAAATGGTGCCGAAGAAAAAGTAAGAAAAGATACCTACGCTAAACAAAACTGGTTAGTAGAACTATTATAGAAAACTAATAAATATAATCAACTATAGCTATTTGAGGTAGACGATGATGGTAACACTACTGGATATTTTGTGAGGTCCAGAAATTATGGGAAATTTGAAAAAGCATACAAAAAAGAGATGGATAATATTTGTATGCAATTAGGTATTGATATTACTGACTTAAATTTACCAGAAAATAGAGCAATACGTATAGAATATAATAAACTGAGAAATAAATGGTTATCGGAACATTGTGAAAGGCGTTTTACTGCTGATTATTATGAGGCTTTCAATCACCTTAGTAATGAAACACAGTAGCAAAGGGAATCTATACAAATAAATATTCGTAACCTACAAAATAAAGCTAGAGATAATTATGGTATAGTTAGACTAGAAAGATTAAATCCCCAAGAAAGAGCTCAATTAAAAAAGCATTAGTTAGAAAAAAAATAGTTAGCTAGTATATATGATATAAATGGTCGTAAGAAGCAGGGAATATAGCTATAGGTAGCTGAAGAGTTATAGGAACTGAATAAGAAACTTTCTGAAGGTATTGTGTTAACTAAGAATAGCGCAGCATACGAAAAAGAAAAAGCCCGTGTAATGAGTGATAAAACACTTACACAAGCTCAAAAAGATGAATGGTTGGAACTTAACTCCAAAGTACAGTATAAAGAAAAGTTTTATCAAATGCTAGATAAAGCTGCTAAGAAGTACTATGGAGAAGAATACGCAGCTTTATAGGAACGTAGAAGAGCAATATTGTCTATGTTTCGAGAAGATTCTACTGGAGAAATAGATGCTAATAATTTACCTCAAGGAACTAAAAATGCACTTAGTGCTATATCTCGTAGAATGACACAAATAAGAAAACAAAAGAAAGCTTCTACTATTCCTGGGGAATATGAGTTTGATGAAATTGCAAAAACTGTTCCTACAAAATAGTGGTATGAAGATAAACGTAAGTTTTATGATTCATTGCTAAACGATGACCCAGAATCTGCACAACTATGGCTACAAGCTAATGCATATACTATTAAAAGCACGGATAGTAATGGTAGAGTAAGTATTAAAACAGTTCCTAAATCTTGGTATACTAAACTTGTTCCTAAGGATGAAAGTTTAATCGAAAGAGTACCTAATAATAATTGGTTAGAAGTATCTAAGGATAGCCCTTTTTATAATGAAGCCTATTATCGAGCTCAGGTAGATCACCCTGAATTAAAAGATGAATACTGGATTCCTAAAGAAGATAAATACGATTCCTCGGACAGATATAATAAAATTTAGAATAATCCAGAAGTTAAAGCATTATATGATGCTTTACTACAGACAATGGCTGAGGCTAATGCGGAATATACCAATTTAAGTAAAATATATCCTTATAGGACTCCACAAATATCTGGTAGCTTATACAGATATATTGGTGCTGAATGGAGAGCTTCTAAAGGTTTATATAAACTATCTGCTCCATTTAAAGGATTCTCTGAGTGGTTTAAAGATAAATTATCTGTACGTAATGACGATAAAGGATTTAATAAAGCCCTTAATAAACCGAATGGAGAAAGACTTAACCTTATACCATAGAACTATATTGCTAGATTAGACAATCCTGCTGTATTAAAAGCAGATGCCGTTGGTAGTGTAATAGAATATTATAGATCCGCTAAAGAATGGAAATATAAAAAAGATATTCAACCTAAAGTAGAATTACTTAAATCTCATATATTAGGCAAAAAATATTTAGATAGAAGTGGATAGGTAAAAACAGATGAAACTAATGTAGCTAAGTTTGCGAAGGCCTTTATAGATATGAATCTTTATGATATCAAGAGTCAGACTGTTACTATAAGCTACGGTAATAACAAAAGTGGTAAATTATTTGGTATAGTGCCATATAAAGGTAGTATATTCAATCTTATTAATTATGATATAAGTAAACCAAGAGAAATAAATATTACTAAAATGTTAGCTATACTTAGAACTTTAGGTACAGCTAGAAACTTAGCATTAAATCTATGGTGTGCTCTTACAGGCGGTTTTACTGCATTATACTCTCACATAGTTAATTCTTTAGTTTAGCGTTACTATAATCCAGTAGACGCATCTTATGCTTTTAAAGATATGATAAGCGATCTGGTAGTAAATGTACCAAATAAACTTGGTATAACTTCGCATACTCCTTTTATGACCAAGTGTATGGAATACTTTGAAGTTGGTGCTACAATGCAGTTGAATCCTACTAATAGGAATAGGTTACTTAATATGACTAATAAACATTGGGGATTTGGTATATATACGTTACAAGATCACTTTGTTAAAGGTTAGATACTAGGTTCTATTATGCATAACTATAAGTTAGTTATAGATGAGAATGGTAATAGATAGTTTATGTCTAGAGAAGCATATAAGCAAAAATACGGATTAAAAGTATTTAGATCTGGCGATATTTTAGATTGGAACTTTGGAGATAAATTAACTTTCAGAGATGCAATATAGTTTATAGGAGGAGAAATGGTAGCTAAAGACCCAGTAAATCAATCTGCAGTAGATGCTATTAAAAATGAAATTGGATATTTAGCTAGGTAGTTATCTCAATCTGCAGATGGACAGTTGACAGATTTACAGAGATCTGTAATTCTTGCTAATGCTGCAGGATAGTTTGTTATGATGCATAGACAGTATTTACCAGTTATTCTTCAAGAACGTTTTCTAATGAGTAGATAGCTAGATTACTAGACTAGAAGATATAAAGAAGCTGTTTTCTAGACTCCTTATAGAATATTTACTTAGGCAATAGAGCATAATGAAAATATTTTGTTAGCATTTAGAAGAGAATTTTTAAGTGACCCGGTAGCTAGAGAGAATATAGCGAAGATTACGACAGAAATATCTCTGTGGCTTCTAATTACTCAATTACTACGACCTCTAATATCGAGCTCAGCGGATGATGATAAGAAAAATAAATTAAAATAGTTATTTGCTTATGTAACAGAACGAACTTCTTTTGAAATTATGGCTCCATATAATGTATTTGATATAGCTAGAACTGTTAAAAGCCCTTCTGCAATTATATCTTATATAGAAAATGCTACAGAAGTTATGTCTGCTCCAGCTAATATGTTATTTAATACTACAAGAAGTTTATTTAAAGAAGAAAGCTTTGATAGTAATAAAGTAATAAAAAGAGGAGCATATAAAGGTATGACTGAGTTTGAAAGAGCCCTGTGGAAACTTACTCCTTTTAAAAATTTATGGGAACTTAAAGACATTCAAAGTAAACGTAATTATTATTAGAAGCAAATTTTAGGAGAATAAATAAAGGACCTATTTCACAATAGGTCCTTTTCATTTAATTTGTTTTTACATTCAAATATATCCTCATTATAAAATTGAGGCATATCTTTAACTAAATCACCCCAAAAAATAAAAATTATAGCATAATCTTCTATAGTAAAACCAATATTACCGTGTTCTTTATACTCTTCTATATTAATATCATCTATATAGAAAGTAAATATAATAAAATATTTATTATTAACGTATAATAATCTCATACTATAATAATATTTAGTATTATTTAAAGATCCTTCTAAATCTTTAACTTGATTTGCATCTATATGCTTAAATACTAAATATATAAAACCCTTAGAATATTCTTTATTTATAGCTGTATATAAGCCTATAAAACTTGAATGTTCTAAGGGTTTTCTATTTGGTAATACTCTTGGAGCTAATAAAATTAATTCATTACTCCATACCATCTATTTCTACTTCTGTAGGTTGATTTATATCTTCTTCATCAGTAAATTCTACTGTATCATACTTAGCAACAATTGCCCAATCTTCAGAACTCTTAGGATTATAATTCTTCAATTCCATCATTTTCGTAATATTTACGAGTATGGTCCCAATTACCTGTCTGATAATGATATGATAATTCTGTTAAAGTTTTGACAATGAGGTCCTTACGATCATCTAACTCTAATTCGTTAAACATATTAAAAACTCTCACTTCATTATTACTATTTGTCTGAATAGCAATAATATATGCTTCACAATCATAATCTGAAATGTCAATTCCTTGATCTTTCATATACCAACTAATTGCAAGCAAGTAATAAGTTATTTGTCTATAATAATCAAATTCTTCTACAGAATGTTTAAAATTATAGACATCACTAGTTGTCTTTAAGTCAATTAAAGTAATCTTCTTATTTATATGATCAAATATGCATCTGTCAAGTAGAGACTTACAAGGTGCAATCCAATCATTAATAGGTAGTTCCCAGTTAATATGAAACTCATTATGAGATTCTACTCCAGGAATATCTTCTAATAACTCTTTTGCTTTTTTATGATTATCAATATTATTCTTAATATTTTTAAGCATATTTAAATCAGCAAAAGATATTACTTTACGATTATCTTTTTTACTTTGTAATGCTTTAATATAATCAGCATAACGATTACATAGCTCTGTAGCTTCTTTTAAGACGATTTCAGAGCTTTTTGAATTACTGTATGCAGATTTGTATGCAGCAATCTTTTTATCGTCTTCTATGAGCTCTAATGAATTAGCATAAGTCTCACAGAAATCTTTTTGTTGCTTTACTTTAGGTACATCATAATCAAGAATTATATAATCATTCCAAAAATCTTCTGGTTGCAATATATATTCATGTATCATAGTACCTCTTTCAAGTTGAGGAAGTTTTAATCCTTCTTCCTTTCCATCTATCATATCTCGATAGAAACGTGGTCCTTTCTTTAAGAACCAACCAATAGCAGAATTTGATATTCTCGTATTGTCTTCATAATACGGTTTATCAATTATCATTCTCACTTAATTCTATAGTTACTATTTTAGGTCTTTCTCTTTCAAGATAACTGTCAGTTAGTATACTACAATTATATTGATTTAAATGACCATATGATATACCATCATGCCAATGTCCAAAGAAATGATGCTTATATTTACCAAAACAGTAATGTTCAAGCTTTTCATTATAATTAGGATTTTCATGAGTAATTAGTATATTACAGTTTTGTATCTTTTCATATGGACATACATACTCATCATATTCATTCTGAATATCTTCAAATGCCCATGTTTGCCAATGTATAGGAGCTATCCAAGGAGTTCCATAAAAGGTTACTCCTTCATATTCATATAACTCATCAACAAGAAATACTACTTTATCATTAGTTAAAGTTGATATCTTGGTCTTAAAATCTTGCCAACTCAAATCCTTTACAATATCATTAATAAGATTTTCTATATAAATATCATGATTTCCTGGAACTACAATTACCTTTTTACACGGTAATCTGTCTACCCAATTGACAAAAGTAATAGACCAGAATTTATCTGATTCTTCGTTACTTCTCTGAGCAAGTAAATTTACTATATCACCTGCTATACATAATACATCACATTCTGGTATATTAATCAAATGACCATGTATATCACTTATTGCGCATATTCTCATGGTATAAAGTTTTAGTTAGTTTATATATAATTATACTATAAAATAGTATCATTTCTTTAGTTCTTTTATTAACTCATCTACCTCCTTCTGATTATGAACTATATAGAAATTGACTCCTATATTATTACTATATAGGTAATATCTAAATAGTTTCTCTCTTAAAGGCCAAGCTTCATTAGGGTATCCTTTACATTCAATAACAAAGTTATCTCCTACAAAGTCAGGTAGATAAGTCATTGCTCTATACTTTTTATTATTAAAAGTAAAAGCTGGAAGTAGCTCATATCGATGCATCTCGTAATCTGCCATGATATTTGCCTCTTTCAGCTTTTTATATGTATAAGTTTCAAGTTTACTACGAAATTTAATTCCATCATATTCATTTGGAGTTGCATTTCGTACTTTACTATTTAACTATTTTTTTCTTCTCATTAACCTTTATTTTTTTTGTACTATTAAATGTAATCCATTCATCCTTATTATATGCTTTTATAGTACTTTCTAATGTTACGTCTTTATTATTGTATAGACTAATTACTCCAAATTTGAGTAATTTCCAACACCTTATTATATTAGCCATATTACTAGTAGACCGTAACCAGTTTATTATATAGTCTAATAAGAAAGTAGGTATATTATATATTACTAATAACCAAACTAATGGAATAGATAATATAAAACCAACTTTTTTAATAAATTTCTTCATATAACCAATTTTTAATAGTTTCAAATCCATTAAGCTTAACTGCATCAGATATATCTTTTGCTTTAAACTTTTTATGGACTAACATTCCTTCTAAGCCTGTTTTAAGGCTCATTTTACGAAGATATTTAACTCCAGCTATATCTCTATCAAATAAGATAATTATACGTTTAAAACGCTTCTTAAGCTGGTTTAGAGCCTTATCTGGGATAAATGTAGACTCCGATGATGGGCTTATTGCAGGAATACCCATCTCATATAAACACATGACGTCTTTCATACTCTTTGTAATAATGAGTATATCTCCAGTTTTAGGTAACTGTTTAAACCCCTGAATGTCGTTCTCAGTCAGGTTATTACGCCACTTTGTATATTTATCTGCTAAAGGTCTATATATTTTAAAATTATTATAAACCTTATAAGCATACATAGGATTACTATCCTTGTAAATACCCTTTACAACTCCGTTACATAGATAATATTTTATACTACTTACTCCAAATTTCTTTAGAGTAGTAGTAGAAATATTAAACTGAGACCAGTAATTGATATCTGTTAGAGTAAAGTCTTGTCTTACAATACCAATTACTGTCTCTGTTGACGGTATATATTGCTTAGAGCTAACGAGTTTCGTATCATTAGTAATTTTAAGCTTATTAACTATATCATTAAGTATATCCGAATAGTTAGTTAGTCCTGTGAATAGTGATACAAACTTAATTATATTACCACATTCTCCAGTACCATGGTCTTTAAACATTAACTGTTTAGTTTTTTTACTATAATAACATCCAAAAGAAGGTGTTTTATCCTTTCTTAATGGTGAATTATATATCATACCTACTTTAAAATTACCAATGTACGCTGCATATATATCATACTCTGTTACTTTAGATAATATCCAATCTAAAGTAATACTCACATTATCTTTTATTTTTGTTGTATCGTAAATCATATGATATATTTTAGTGATAGCTAAGGAATCGAACCTTAATTAACCATTACTATCATGAAAACGCGAGTGCATGCTATCCCTATTCTATGAATTTTGATGCCTCCGTCACACCTCACATTCGGCGTATTACCGTCGATTGCTTCTTATCTCACATAGCGGCATGCTACTCACGTATCGCTATATTACTCTGGCAGGATACTGTAAGCTCATAGCCCATTACGACTGATTACCGGTTTCCCTGTATCCTCTTACGCAAATGTTAAAGCTTTCACCAGTGCCTAGCGTAGGCAGCTTAAGAGTTATCTACTATTAGAAAGGTAAATCATCACTAGGCTGATCACTTACAGTAGTAGTAAGAGGATTATCTTCCTTAACTTCCTTATCTGCAACAATCGGCTTAGTAAACTGATCAATACCTGTAATTTCTCTAATCATGCTTTCATTCTTACCTTCTTCATAGAAACCCATAGGAATATTCATAGGTTCAATAGAGGCAAACTTAACATAACTAGGAAGCGTAGTATAACCTTTATCGTTATAAACTATCTTTACTTTAAGTAAAATATCTTTATTAGCACTATTAAGCATTGTTACTACCCAGTTAGCAAACTCCTTATAAGAACTGCCACTGAATGCTAATACATTCTTAGGATAGAAACACTTGAGTATGCGCATAATGCGAGTTACCTGGTTAGTAGCTTTACTTTGATTCTGTTCTTCAGTATCACCTTCACGAACAGCTGGTTCCCATTCTGTATGAACAAGACTCTTACCATCTTTTTCAAAAGTAAATTCAATAAACTTCTTCCCTGTAGGAGACTCTGCAAACTTTGCGGATACAAACTTAACGTTGTCATGAATACCTGCTTCTAGGTATTTAGTATTATTACCATTATCTGACAACTTTACTTCATTTGCTAATTCTGTACTAAATATCATAATATCTTATTTTTAATTATTCAGGTAAATAAACTTTATTCCAATAAGTAGTGATGTTATTATTCTCATCACTCTCTGCTACTACTATATTCTTTCCTCTTAAATGAGGTGCTCTAGCTTCAATAACAGAATTATCTCCGCCTTCAAATGAGATATGTGTCTCATTCTTTTTTCTATATACATAGCCGACAGCATCTGCTTCACCACATATAATATTTGCTAACGCACCTACTAAATCAAGAGACATCTCTGCCATTTCTTCGCCATTCTTATTAATCAACTTATCCTTAGTATGACCAATAAGTATAAAGTTATCACATAATCCACGGAACATGTCGATAACTTTTCTTACAGCCTGTCTTATATATAAATAACCAGACCCATTAGGTAATGTTCTTAAATCTGTACCTTCGTACTTTTTACCCATTGGAGTAGCTTTATAAAGCTGTATAGCAAAGCTCATACACATCTCTTCTAGACGTGTAGCATTATCTATAGTAATATATTTATAAGGATATTTACCAGTTTCCTTTTTAATCTCTCTTATTGCATTAGCTATATCACCTAAATCTTTTACAGATCTAGCTTGAACAGCTAATGCCTCTAAGAACTCTGAACCACCTTCTAAATCAATAATTAGATTGTTATCCAGTGCTGCAACTAAAGTAGTTTTCCCAGCTTTTGGTTTACCAAATAAAATCAAAAATCTAGGATTTTCTACTTTAGCTTTTACTTTTTCTTTTGGTAATACAATCATAAAAGCTTTTATTTTTTTGTATTCCTCTGATAAAGTTCTGATAATTTCTGATAATATGGAATAAGATATTTTAATTAAAACAAACCACGTTTCTTAATATTAATCGTGATATCGATAATAGTTTTCTTTGTCTTCGGTTTTAAATAGTTCAAAGAACCAAATGCAATAGGAATTACTTCATAACCAATCTGTACGAAGTTATCAAAGATTTTAACCGGAGTACCAAACTCATCTTTAAAGTCATAGTCAACATCAAACGGACAATGTTCCTTTGCATAAATATCAAGTGCATTAATAGCCTTGAAGAATTCTGTTTCTAAGTCGAAATTAATTACATTATCTCCCCAACACTTAAACGGACAATTAGCGCATTCCTTCGGCAACCATCCAATATTATGAGTCTTACTTAAACCTAAAGTAATAATATCACCTGCACCAGCATATTCGATGCCATAACTGCAAGAAGGATAATCACTCTTACTTTCTACAGTCATCCAAGGATAAGCGTTAATTACTCGGTCCATTAAAGACTCCTTATATGTTTTTGCACTCTTAGTATTTTTCGGTAATGTAAATGTATATGATTTCATAATTTTCAGCCTTTTTAATTGTTATTACTAAACGAAATCTTCCTTACTGGTTCTTCTTCTCGTATAGTTTCAATTAAATTATTGTATTTAAGGTCATTGTCAAACTCAAGTATAGAACATTCACCTGCATCTCTATTCTTTAGAATATGCAAATAAACTTTATCTCTTACTGGTAGACGATTTGGTCCATAACTCTGTATATTGAGCACAATTTGTATTCTCTGCAAGCTCTTTATCTTGCACTCTACACCTTCATCTTATACGTGTAGTTTAGACTATTTCTTAATATAATCTTTTATATTTTCAGAAAATAATATTAATTGTTCAAAGTTAGCACAATTTTTCATTATATTTGCTAATCTTGAAATAACAGCAATATTTCCAGGTATATACCCTTTACTATTGTCAATTCGATCAATAGAATAAGTATATTGTTTATCATTTAAAATAAACTCATGCTTAAGAATTGGACATTCTTTAGGAATTATTATATCATTAGGAGTAATATTGAATTTAATATTACATCGTTTTGAATGATTCTTAGCATATCTATATAATACTATTCTATTATGATATTCTAAATCATGTTTTAGTTTATCATAATGTAACATTTTTTCTTTTGCTACTTGTTCAGTATATTTCCTTCTTCTATAATAATGGTATAACCTACTTTCCTCTGTACGACAATGTTTACATTGTGATCTTACATTATTTTTTTCAGTTTTACTATTATTCCATCGAAGTTCAAACTCACTAATAGGTAGATATTTACCACATGTAGTACATCTGAATAGGATAGTATTATTTTCTTCTTTTATTCTATTTTTATCTCTAATATTTATCTTCTTTCCATCTATTAATAGTTCCATATAAGAATATTTAATTATTACTATATATGGAACGTATAATAAATGTATAAGTTTATATTTCCCGCTTTCGTGGTAGAATTATTAACATAGCTTTAATAGCGGTAGTTTCACTACTAGTCGTTAGACACTATTTATATATTTCTATATAAACTTGGTACGGCGTTGCCCCATCGGGTTTTCACCGTTTAACGGGATTTATCCAGAACAGCTTTATTTATTCTGGCCTATGAATACATATAACGTAATCTGATGCATGAAAAATAGTATCAGCGGAAGATATATCGCTACGCATTGGATAATGCATAGATGGATTATTAATTCTTTCAGGATTTTCGATATTACGATTCATCTGTGATAACTGTATTATTGTAGTATCTGGAAACTTTTTTACTCTAATAAACAGTTTCTGTAAATCGGAAATCACTTGTAGTGCACTTTCACGATTTTGACCTTCAACAAGTAGAGTATGATCAAGTATAATCACAAATTTCTTGCCTTTAGCTTTATTTTCGTAAAAGTAATCAATGGTAGATGCTATATCTGCAACAGTACCCGGTGTATCTACATAATATATCGGATATGATTTTATCTGTTGAGAGGTTTGTTCTACTTCTTCTAATAATGAATTATCTAATTCACTACTAGAACTATATAGCTGAGCAGTAGTTTGCCTTAACTTACTGCTCAATTTTCTACCTACTTGTCTAGAACTTAACATTTCAAATGAAAAATTAAGTACTACTACATCCTGATTAGAATTTAAGTCTATTAAATCACTTTCAAGCGTATTTACAAATGAACTTTTACCACTACCAGATATACCTACAATGGTATATATAGTATTAGGTTCAATACCACCCATACAGGATTTATTGAACTTATTCCATCTAGTACGTAAAGAAACAATCTCATGATTCTTTCTCTTACGGATATATTCTACTGCTTCATTAGTAGCAGAGGATATATGTCTAAATGTTAGTACTTTAGTAGATATCTGCTCCATAATTATAGTAATTTTGGTTAGGAGTTTCTACTTTCATTTGTTCCTCAATAGTTTCCCACTCGTGTTGAGTGAGCCATTTCCACATAGTTTTCATATAACCTATTTTACCTGTACGCATACGCTCATCTATTTCATATTTTAAACAATCCATAATGTGTTCATGCATTGCTTTAGACTTGCCTACGATACGATTATATTCTTTCCTACATTTGTTTACATTAGCTCTGAGAAATCCTTTAGTTCCATCAGGTCTCATAACGTAAACTGGAAATTGGTCATAAAACATATCAAACATAGCTTTATCTTCTTTAAGAAGTTCTTCTAGTTTTTCTGTTTTACTTATGACTTGGGTATCTCTATCATATTGGATAGAAATTAAACCTTGAGTCTCTAACTCTTGTATTTCTTCTTCATTAACTAGGCTGAGAAGTCTCTGAATGTCTTGATTGATTGTTTTGATATCATTCAATACAAGTGTTAGGAATACTAATTGATTAATAGATAAAGTTGGTATTCTATCTAAGATAGAAGTGTCTATTTCTAAAATCATAGTCTTATATATTATATAAGCTTATGGTTTATCTGAAATATATCTGATAAGCCTCTGTTAATCCCATAGGCTCAATTGTAACGGTTTTAAATCTCTGATTATCTTATAGGCTTCCATAATATAATACCTATAATTAATCTTTCTTTCTTCAATTGGTTTATCATCAAATTTATTTAGAAGAGTAACACCAGATGCAGTAAGCATATTCTGATACTGTCTTGCAGAAGCCTTATATTTACGTTCTCCTACGTATGGCTCAGTATATATTATAATTTCACCTTCTTTATGACCAGTATCTTTCCATTTCCACAAGTATCCACCATTAGTAGATGCATAGAAACGGTTAGTTCTCTGTTGCTCCTCATTCATATATTCAACGTGCCATTGTTTACCAGTTTTCTCAGACATTAGAAAATCTCTTATATCTGTACAATTCTTAATTGTATCTTCAACTGGTATTCCATCTTTAAAGAAACTTATTACTGCTTTAGGTATAATTTTTGGAGTTAATCCTTTTCCTAATTTTACAGTAGTAATAAACATCCCTTTCTCTTTTACTTTGTTATCTTCAGTAATAGCAAAATAATCATTAATAGCATATTGATACATTGCTTTAAAACGATCTTCTTCTAAGGTAAGTTTAGTAAGCTGTTCCCATTCTCTACAAATACTGTTTACTTTAGAATATGCATCTTTCTTTAGTAAGACGAATAAACCGTCAGTATTTGCTTGGACGATTCGACATCCAATTTGAGTTAATTTTTCAGCTAACATAAGTAATAGTAACTGTCCATTAATTCTAATCTGCATTACTGCAAATGGACTATAACAGAAATTATGTTCATTCTGTAAGTTACCTGATAAACCATTTAAAGCTAACTTTAAAGTTTCGTTCTTTACTTTATCACCATTGTGTTTAGCTTCAATTCGCTCATCTTTGATTTGCTTATATACTTCTAAAAATTCTTTACCTAAATGTTTAGGATAGAATTCATATTCTATAAGCATACTTGGATATAGTGAAGCTACATCTATATCTATAAGCATTTCATCATCTCTAGGAATAATAATCTCAGGACTATTTACAGAGTGAATACCTCCTACTCCTACAGAATAGCGTAAATTATTAAATACAAACTTATTCTCATATCCTTTTCTACCTGGAGATACTATCTGATTTTTCATATCATCTAATACTCTTTGCAGAATAGGACTATCGTATTTAATAAATGGTAATATTACATCTTTCAATGGTATTACGCTCATTGGAGATCTTAAGTCTTTAATATCCTGCCAAGTTAAACCTGTCTTTTCTAGATATTTCTGAGTTAAAATCTTCATTCCAATGTTTACACCGTCTTTACTGAGTACTCTTACTCCATATTCATCTTCAATAGCGATTCGTAAATCAACGTCTTTCTTACATCTATTTAGTAATTCTGAAGTAGATTCAATATCATTGATATTATAATCTATCATAGAGTCAAAATCTTCTAAAGGAAGTGGTTTAGTCCAATCACATACAAATTCCTGTACATTAGGATATTGCATTGTTACTTGTATTTCCTTTAAACCTACTCTAAGTTTATTAGAATATAACATAGTAAGAATATCAAAAGTATTAAACCATATTTGATACTTCCAATGTTTCCAGGCCTCTATATTATCCTCACTTGAAGTAGTTATAGTCTTACTTAAGTTAAATATAGAGCTACATATAGTAGGTATATTATATTGCATTAATTTATCCTCATACTCAATTATATAATTAATTATAGGATTATCATAATGCAAATTATTATAGCCACAAAATATAACATTAGCTGGAATGTTAATATTTGTAGTATAATAATCTCCCCAAGTAATGTATTTATCTACTTGTTTAAAGAACTTAACTAATTCTCTTAGTTGATTTTTTCTTTCTGATATCTCAAACTTATAGATGTCGTTTGTTTCTGTATTTTTTACCGAACAATGAAAGATATTTTGAAATACCTCAATATCATATACGTAGACTATCTTTCCTCGTATAATCATATTATAAGTATTTAAAGTTAGATCCCATGGTTGGACTCGAACCAACGCAATCACACTACATAGTAGCGGCTCTACCACTGAGCTACATGAGAAACCAGTTTAAGTTATGGAAACAGAAATATTATGTTTTTATGCTGCTAATAACTTATTACGACTATAATAAGTTATACTATTATCTCCTTCAATATCCTTTACAGTTACTCCTGTAAATGATGTATCTTTCTTATACTTTTTAGCTAACTTGGCAGCTTTATTCTTTGCTTCATCTCTAGTAGATGCTTCAAAGTTTCCAGTAGCAAAATCATATACTTTCATATCATTATCAGAGCATTTTCTCTGTATAGCATATTGAAAGTTTCTTTTGTTAGGCTTTTCTTTAACAGATAGTTCTGCGGCACTAGGAGCCATCTGTTTACCTTTTTTAGGAGTTAAAGGATTATTACGTACTGATTCATCAAATTTAGCTTGCATAGATTTCTTTGCAAGTTTATCAGCTTTTATTTTCTCTTTGATTTGTTCAGTTGTTAACGTAACTCCCTTAGGTTTAGTGAACATATTGTTCTTAACTATACGCGTAAAATGTTTCTTCTCTTTACGGGTATATCGTATTGTAGGATCATATCCTGCTTTCATAAGAATATTCTTGATTAATTCTTTTTTAGATTGTTTTATAGATTTGTTTTCATTCATAGCATCTTTTGCTACTTTAGTAGTGTATTCAGATTGTTTTTTATTTCCTGCCCACTTTACAAATTCTATTACTTTCCCATTCTCATCATATTTAATGATTCCAGATGGACCCGGTTTCTTGCTTACCGTCATTATTTGATAAGCCTTATAGCTTCTACGAAACTTATTTTTATTACTTCTATGATTCTTTATACCGGTTCTATTATTTTTCTTTGCTAATATCTTTTTCATAATTTTGATAATTAAGTTATTTACTTGAAAATCCTTTTATTATGGTAGGATTTTCTTCTATCGTTTCACAATAAAATATGGTAGTAGTATTAGTACCTACACCTATACTACTTAATTCTCTTTCAGGATGTTTACTAGCCCAGTTTATAAGAATATTAACTCTATTCTCATAAGCTGAACTAGACTCCCAAAATTTCTTTCTTACATAAATTGCTTTTCTAACTTCTTTCATATTTATGCAGCTAAGGATAAAGCAGGAGCTTCAATATTGAGTTCTGCCTTTTCATTAAAATCTGTAATATCTTTATTGATTTTGTTAATTTCTAATTGTAATTTATTTTTTAGACCTGCAATATAAGCTGAAGTAAGCTCTTCAGTTTTATCTAGGTTCTTCTTTCCTTTAGAACGTTTAAGTTTCGGATCAAGAGTCTTAATCTTGCTTAAGTGAAATAACTGTTCAGTCTTTTCACACAAAGTAAAGATGTTAAGATAGTTATTATCTTTAGGTAATTCAGTAAACTTCTTATAACCCATATTAATACACTGCATATATAGTTTTAATAATATGCGTTCTTCAGATAGAGTTTCAATCTTCTGAAGCAATGCTTTTAAGTCATAATTACGTTTAGCTTCTTTTGGAATAACATTTTCTTCTTTAATCTTATTCCAATAGAAAGTAATTTCGTTAGAAATTTCCTTAATACGACCGATTTTACCTTTATTCTTATCTCCGAGCAAATATATTGATGTAATTGATTTCATATTGATTAATGTTTTTTAAATGTTAAATACTCGACCAAACTACATCTACCAGTAGTAGTTCCTATGGGATTCAAACCCATAACCTACACATTAGAAGTGTGTTGCTCTATTCAGTTGAGCTAAGGAACTGTGTAGTAATAACTGCCCAATTCAGCAGTAATTACTATAAATAGTACCCAGTTCAGTACTATGAAATTATGTTGTTTTAAGATAATATCCAAATCAATATTTTCTAAATTTTCTTAACTGGCCGAGTACTATAGGAATAACCCGTCCACCAGTCTTAATTCCAACTATTCCATTAAGCCCTTCAAGGTTAACGTCTTCAACGTTGGTTATACCATTTTCTCTTGCATATTTTTTGATATTCTCTTGATTAATCCATTTAGAATGTAGTTCCCCATCTGAACAATTCCGCATACAATCAAACAAAATATCAACTATACAATCGAAATCCTTACGTTTCTTTGCCTCATCAATTATACTTTTAGTAATTTCGTCAAAGGCATATTCATTTCGAGTCGAATTTGACCCAGTAATTGCATCTGCTATACTAATAGAAGCATCTATAATACTTACCGATTCATAAGTATTAAATAATCTTTGCCACCATAATGGCCCACTTCCGTAAAATAGAAAGACCCGTCCATCTTCTCTAATACTTACTTTTTTAGGCGTTTCGGTACGTCCTCCATTCCAAATCTGAATTTTAGACAATATGGCTGGCTCAGAACATATTAGAATTCGCAGAAGTTCTACACGTAATGAAGAAAGTCTGCCGTTCATAAGCTTCTACTATTTTTCTTCAGTAATCGTAGCAGTTACGTGAATTTCAGTTTCCTGATTATCTAAACCGCACTGCCGTAAATACTCAACCTGCATACGCTGATTCATATCCATATAACTACGGACAGTTTCAGCTAACTGCATACACTTACGTGTCATCTCTTCATAGAAGTTCAACACACTCTGGTTGGATAACTTAGTTAAGTCATTCAACATAGGAAGTTCTTCAGCTGTAAAGAACATAGGCTTAGAGCCTGGTTTACTCAACCGTTCAATACATTCAATTACATTCTGCCGGGTTGCTTTAGTAAATTCAGGATCAGCAAGCTCAAAGACTAATGATGGATCATTCTTCTTCTCATTCAAGATGATTTTCGGACGTCCGTCAACATCCTTCTCAAGTAAACTAACTGACTCAACATCAATAGCCTTGAGAATATAAGCTTTTACTTCCTGACGGAAAGTATTCTTACCTGTAGCTACATCTTCTTTCCACTTAAGGTCAGGAGTCTGTGCTACGATTGTAAATATCTGCTGTCCAAAGAAAGGCCCAAACTTCTGGGCTGTTTGCCGATAGCGAGCTAAAATTTGAGCTGCTAAACCCGGAGTGTTAGCTCCATTAATATTATTTTCCATAAAAATGTTCCTTTTTGAGTCCGTACTTGATATACCAATACGAACATAGTTATACAAAAAATTGATAAAATCTCTCCACCGTTCGATTATTTAATAGCTATTCAAAATTGGAATAGGTGAACTCAATCACATAATCTACTAAGCATAAAAATAATAAATTGAAAATTTATGAGAAATACTCTGTGAGTTACTTCTGATAATTTCTGATATTTTTTTGTTTTAACGTCCCGTTTCGACGGTTAAGATTCAATTCCTTCGATGCTTAACGCACCCCTCACCGTAAGCGTATAACGCGATTAGATGCGATATAAGCTACTTTATCATCAGTTCCTTAGAACCTACTGAGTATGTCCGGTATTATCGAAATTCGTCAGAATTACGGTTGTTTAATCTAACATTACTAAAATCATAGACTCATTGCTTATAGCATGACCCATCTATACCATTTCCAGGATTTGTTTGTTTATACTGCACGAACATTAGGATTTCCACCTATCATCGTCTCCTTGTTTGCTTATGGAATACTTTCATCATAAGTGTACTATTGCCCTTACAGAGACAGTGTAAGAAACAACACAGGTAACTAACGATTCAGCGTTCTCTCACATACAATGTTGCGCATTGTACTTTACGAGTGTCTTAACAGTCAGCAATGTCGGTTGGCAGTCGGGGTGGTGATCTGTCTACTCACACTACCCTTACGAGCGGTAGTCTCAGCGTTTACAGTTCCATTGGACTTCCCAATTAATTAAAAAGTTAAACAATTAGAGTTCATTTTGTCATAGCTGACTCTACTCAGCGTAAGTAAAATTGATTCATTAAGCATATCATCATATACTATAATTATTACTAAACTGGTTTTAGGATTCTAACCCTAAAGCATCTTTAATAACTCTATTTACTTCCTTAATCCATAACGATGTTTATTATCCAAAATTCTGGTATGAACTAGTATAATAAACCAAAGGCATTTACATATCTTGAAATGCTTAAGCTCTGCCGTTTTTTACAAGGAGTTTTCTCTGCGTCTCCTAATCTTATTTATTACCACGTAATAACACTTGCTAAAGGTGTCCGCTTCTAAGTTCAGGGTTATAGCGCCCTCATACTCGCATTTTAGACTATTATGTTTTAGTCTCGTCATTTCTCATATATTATACTCATCTACACGACAAAACTCATGAGTCACTTTAGACTTGAAAGACGGTATCAATCTCATATACCTCATCCCTTATACGTAAGTTCTTTTACAGCACACTATTTACGATAATGTACAGGATTGGCTCCTGCTCCACGATAATCAGTCAAGCTTTAACGTTTGCATGTTTAATTCTTGGATCATTGCGTTTCCAGCTTTCATATCCTTACTTTGTATAAGTATGTACCATAACACGGTTATCCTTACATTAGTATTAGTAATTTACTCCCTTCATAAGTACAAGTTCCAATATCCACAATTGCATATTGCATCACAGCTGATGTATACTGAACACTAGAGTTAGCCTGTTTTCCTTTCTGGACGCACAGTAGCGCTTTTGTTAACCGATTTTGGAGACCGGTAATGCGTTATCTGCAATCTCTTTTTTTCCATGAGCTGGCTGCTTCTTAAGGTGAAACTAACCTTTGCCTCTCGGCTTTACTTATTCTTTCCAAAGGAATAAGCCAGGAACCGTATTGCCCCTGTTTCGTCATCGTGTTTATATCCCTTTTTGATTCTGCTTTTGATAAACTAATACGGATATAGGGATTTCGTTCCCTTTGTACTGTTTAGTACTCAGTGTGTCTTCTCTTTAGTACTGTGTCTTTAGAAGTCTCCAAACGGTTCTCACTTCCTAATGAGGATTGTACACACTCATCCCCTCTTATGTAGTTTTCAATTACATAAGCTAACACCCTACCTTTTGAGTAATCTCACAGTTTTAGCTGCTAACATATCCTCGGGTCATGTAACTTTTCGGGCCATGGAGAAATGATTCCAAGCTCCCTGACAGGTGCGACCAGTATTATTGTATACTTTACCGCATGACTTCCTCGGAGTGATTTACGCTACAGTTTTACTCCTCTCGAACTGTGATATAATTAAAGTATTTATTATACGGTTATTATCACTAACTTTTTACCGTAGGGCTGTTATCTTTAGCCTTATTCATTATGGAGAGCCTATATTTATGTTTCTTGTTTTGGTATATTGACGCTTGTTATTTCACCGGTAGTAAGATTAATCGTAGCTACTACTTTCTTACCTAGACATATGTCGACAAACTTATTTTTTACATCACTACTACTGATGTAGTCTATTGGTTCCATTTTTGAAGCGTCAAAACCATCCAAACATTTGCAAGCACTACTTACAGACGAACGTAAGTACTGTTCTACATACAAACAATTATTTATACTACTATTAGCTTGGTCTCTAATAAAAGTAGACTGATTACCTTCTACTATAAAGTATTCAGTTTGAGATTGTATAGAACTTAATTTAGCTCTTGCCTCTCTTGAGTCCTTAATGATACGTGATAGACGTATCATCTGCTGAAGTATAATTTTATTGTTCATATTTATCTACTATTGTTAATGGAGTTGTCGGTGATTCGTCATCAGATACCTTACTTATAGCTTTTACTTTCGGATATCCTGTTGAATTCGTCTTCTCTATTACTTTAGTTTTCCACTTAACTACTGGCTTTGGTTCGCCAGTAGTTTTTACATTCACTTTTGCGTCTGTTGTTCCTTTCACGGATACTTCTAATGTAGATAAGTCGACTTCGACATTTATCTCATCTACAGACTTTTTCTCCTCTTTTATTACTTTAGGGAAGTTAGGTAACTCCACTATAGAGGGTATAACAGGCTGTGCCTGTATAACTTCTGTAGTTGCAAACATTTGCCTACCAATGAATACACTGACAACAAACATTCCAACTACAGTTAACATTCTATTATTCATTTGATATGATATTTATTAGAATGGTTATTCTTCTAGGATATGAATTTTCAAAAGAAACTTCTTAAACCAGCTTAGTTTTTTTTTTCGGTCCCTTCAGATTTCTCTTCATTCTTAGGATATTCGTCTTCCTTTGGAGCGATTAAATCTCCTTGGCAATACTCTGCAAGACGATCAGCCGGATCTCGATATAGATTAATAATCTGGCCTACTACCATACGCATCTTATCAAGCGTAGGAGTCTCCTTCTGTTTGTCAAAGTAATTGGTACGAATACTCCCTAGAACTTTACGGGCAACTTCACGTGCAGCTTCAAGTTCAACTTTCTTACTGTCCTCTACACCATCAGTAGTAATAGTATAGTCAGCAAATAACTTATCAATGTAGTCATTGCCTAGTAAGCCAGTAATAGCATTAATTGCTTTATCCTGTTCAGGTTTTGCTTCAGGATCATCCTTCAGCTTATAGCGGAAGTTTTCTCCAATTAAAGCACGTAATGCTTCTGCTACTTGTTCTTCACTCCAACCAGCTTTAGACATATGCGTATGCATGATAGAGTGAGCCATACACGGTGAACCTGTCTGTGAAGTATATAAGTATACAGCACGACCTAAACCACGCAAGATAGCTGTAGGCTGGATAATAGAGAATATCTCATTAATCCAATCTGTAACTGTCTTCTCGTCTAATGCAAGCTTCTTATCTGCATCAGTTTCTTTCAGGCCACGATATACACGATACCATTCTACAGTGTTAACTATATTTTCTGCCACATTTTTCTCTTTAGAGATGAGGTAATTAAGGGCAGTTTTCAATTCCTCATCATTAGCAATCTTGTTAGGATCAAGCTCCGGAATTTCTACTTTTGGCTTGCTGTTTGCAAGTTCTGTAGGTACTTCACTTTCTGAGAAGTTAATAGACATTTGTCCATCGTTCCCAGGCAGAGCTTTAGCAGGAGCTAGTTTAATACCTAGCATTTCCGCCATACTTTGCAGTGGTAATACTTGGTCTGCAGCTATCTGTAACTGCAATTCGCCACGTTCACCACGGTCGAACAAGTCTTGACGTACATCGACAAGAGCTAACAAAGTAACTACATCAATGCTACGATTGATGTCTGCATATAACTCAGGATATTGCTTCTTGAGTTCTTCATTGTTAGCATAACGCTGTTGCATTACAAATGCTAACATAGCCTTACCATCAACAGATGATTCTCTTGAACCAATAGGTATACCGGCCGTAGGAATTCCTGTGATAAGGTTTGCAGCACGTTCTACAGCTTTCTTTTCAGGGCTGTTCTTACCTGTTGCATCTTCAGGAATGATTGTAGGAATTTTCTCTTCCTTCTTTTTAGGCTTATCCGGACTTTTAGGGGCATCCTTCTTCGCCTGAACCTTAGTTTCCTTAGCTGTAGTAGGAGCTTTCTTTGCATCCTCTACTTTAGCATCTTTCGGCCCGTTATCTACCTGAGGATTAGTTTCCTCTTTCTTGTTCTCAGTGTTGTTTACTTTAGCTTCAGCTTTTGCTGCTGCTTTTGCTGCTTTCAAGGCTGCCTTTCTTTCAGCCTTACTCATTTCTTTTGCCATTTTTGATAATGTTTTAAAGTGTTAAAATAAAAGTTATTATTAAGTACAATTAAAAAGATAGATTAGTTTAAGAGTTAACTATCATCCTCTATTTCTGGTGAGTCACGTCCATTAGTAAAAGTATTATTTTTAGTTAGTGCATCGAATAATTCTTCATCTTTAACAATGTAACCTGCAACCCCAGTAAGGCGAACGGTAGTACCTTCTGTCACTGTAGCTACTAAGCTTTGCATGCATGTTAAAGCATCATCATTACTCATGGTGCTAACTAAACTAGTAATGGAAGTAGTCTTATCATTATCTGACTTAACTACTTCCTTACTCAAAATACCTACTAATAGACCAGCCATAATGGCGAAAACAAGTTTCCACCACATTCCTGTGCTACGAAATAATCGTGCAAGGATAAATGCTACAGTTAATAGCCCAATAATTGCTGGTGTCATAATTAGTAAATGTTTTTAGTTTAACAATTGTTTTAATTTCTCTCTCGCTTTGTTAAGGCGAGATTTCACTTGAGACTCAGAGAGTTCAAGATGCTCAGCAATCTCTTTGTAAGAGAGATTCTGAACTGTGCGTAGTTCAAGTATATACCTATACTTATAGCGAAGTCTGCTTAGTGCGTCAGATAACTTACTATCTGTCTCATGATATATGTACAAATCCTCTGGTGAGCTGTCGGCCGAACTGCTTACCTGTAGACAGTTATTATCATTATCTAATTCATAATCATACTTCTCTTTTTTGGTACGTCGTATATAATCAATACTACTATTTATAGCGATAGTTTTTAACCACATCTCAAATGAAATATGATTAATATAACTAGCTATCTTAAAGAAAGCTTTAGTAAACGTTACAGATACTAAGTCATCTGTTACATCTTTATTGTGTACAATATTATATATAGTATTGTATATAATTCTGTGATAACGATTATAAAGCTGTGTGAAGGCATATTGTTTACCTTCTTTAGCCTGCTTGATCAGATCTAAAAGCTGTTGTCTTTCTTCATCTGTCATAATTACGGGCTTTAGTGTGCCTATAGAGTCAACTAAGACTCTATAGACTTAAAATGGCAATTCTAGTACATTCTTACAATAGTATTCATACCAATCTTTGTAGAATTTATTATAAGTATCCCATATACATTCCATGAATTCTATTTTCATAGGTCTAGTAAGTACACTAGTAGGAGTATTATTAATTAATCCACATAATATTCTTATACGAACTTTTAGAGTTAAATCTTTATCTACTCCTATCTTTTGTATTATCCTATTATCAAACCAAAATATTAAATATTTTACAGTTTGAACTTTATAAGATTCATGAAACTCTAGTTCTTTTAATTCCCTTTTTTGTATTCTTAAAAAGGTATACCACTCAGGTCGCCAGTTAAATGAACTATACTTAACTCCCCAAGTGGTATATATATGGTTTGTCAAACTATAAATTAACATATTGCTGCTTTACTCTTTTAGCTATTTTCATTAGTACTACATTAATTTGTGCTAATGACCAGCCTGTAGTTTCTAATATATAAGATTTAGTTGCAGCTACACCTCTCCCATATATTCCAATATCTTCAAGGTATTTATTAGTAAATGTCTTTAACTGTTCATCAGTTATATTAGGCATTTTTGTACCATGTATCGATTGACGATAAGATGGTAATGAACATATTTCCGAGTATTCATACTCTAGAAAAACAAATTTGTCAGGATTTGCTAATACACTCTGAATTTCAATAGAGTCTTCAGGAAGTATAGTGAATTCTCCTTTCTGTACTAGGTCATTAACCAATAGTGCAGAAGTAATTCTCATACAAGGAACTTCTCCAATTATATTAGCAAGAAGTTCAAAGTTTTCACCTACAATTCTGTAGATACCAGGATGATTGAGTCTCATGGTTGATTAATTTCTTTTTTAAAGTTATTTACTATTCCAGATACTTCTGATAAAGTTAACTCTGGATACTTTTGCATCACTTTATTAACCGCATCAATATCAGACTTAGCTGACCTGAGTAAGTTAATGAACTCTGTTCTTTCATGTTTAGAGTCAAACCAAGCAAAATATCTTACACGCATTGATATTCGTATTCTTTTATTTTACTACTTAATTCATTCCATTTAGTGATATCTATATCAGTAGCATCTACTAAATGTATTATGTCACATTTAGTATTGAACACTCTTCTAATATAAGATATACCTTCTTTGTAGTGATACTTATTCTTATAAGCACGAGGTACTACATTATGAAGACGAGTTATTAATTCAGTCTTCATTCTCATCTCTGTTGCAGCTTTCTCCCATGATTCTGGAAGATTCTGTCTAATAAAATTCATTAATCCCATTTCAAATTAATTTATTGATTAAATTATTTATTCAAATAATATATCTTCTTCTTTGAACCACATTCTTCTATGTGGATTTCTGAAGAAATCTTCTAGTTTCTGTAATTCTGGTGATAGTTCTTCATTAAATTCAAGTAAGAAGATCCCCTTTTTTTCGGGCCAAGGATTTTCTTTAATTATGTTACAATAATAAAGTTTATTATCACATTCTACTACACATTTTCTCATATAATTTATGTTAATAATTAAATTAATAATCTTTCATAAATAAATCAAATAGTGTCGTTAAATACGTGTAATCTACACTGCTTTTGAATAATACAGTACTATTCAATCCAGTATAACGTATATATAAGAAATACATATACCTGTCTTCTTTAGGTATATAAGAGTGCTCCCAAGTAACTATATAATTTTTAGTACTCTTATAATTTTCTCTTAAATAATTGATTTTACTTTCCATATTAATTAGTTTTTAATTGTAGCATTGAAGGGAATCGAACCCTTCACAGCCCTTACGTCTGATCTAGCCTGATATGCTCCAGCTTTCTACGACATTAGCTTAGCCGTTGGACTCTGTTATCACGCTGCGATACCAGTATAGTCCATTACATAACTTGTATTGCCAGTTATCTGCTTATTGACCTATTCTACTTCACATTGTCGCTGTCAAAACCGTTTAGCCCCGTGTATTTCTATTACTAGAAACAGAACTCCTCCACGTTTATATACGTTTATAATATATATATATAAATATTCTAATATGCTTAAATATAAACAAAATAGAAAATTAATCACTATTAAATGTGATTGTTGTGGAAAAGAATTTGAAAAACCTGTTTCTGAGTATAACAGGAATATTAAATTAGGTAGAGCAAACTATTGCTCACGTGCTTGTAGTGGTAAAATGTGTAATAAAAATAATAAACAAAAAGGTAATCCTTCTTCTTTAAATCCTTATGCTAGGAGAGACCAATATACTCCATTTAGATATTATTTTAGAAATGCTAAAAAGAGATTTAAAGATTTCAATCTTACATTAGAATATCTAAAACAATTATGGGAAGAGCAAAAAGGTATCTGTCCTTACACTGGTATACATTTATATTTAGCCGAATATAAAGCTAATCATAATAATCCTATTTATACAGCTTCTTTAGATAGGATAGATTCTACTAAGGGCTATATAATAGGTAATGTACAATTTATCTCTACAGCAATAAATTATATGAAGAATAATATGTCTCACAGAGATACAATTAAGCTCTGTAATATTATTGCTAAACACGTAGTGGAGCTAGGGGCATACGATAGCCCCGTCCAAACGACTGATTCATAGACCTAACAGTCAATGTGGGTATACAACCGACCAAAGTTGTATACCCTATGGTCTTGAGAATGGTTAGTTCTCTTATACTGATCTTGATGATATACGAATGATAGTTAAAGTATTTTTATATACTTTAAACGATTCAAAGATTCATATCATTCAGTCTAACTTGATGTCACGACTAAGGCGTTTCTCTATCTCTAGAGGACAATCTTATTGTCGCGATCTCAGACTTATGATCAGTAGTTCACGGTAGTTCCCCATAACTGATTTAAAAATTCTGTATGAGACCTGTTAATTCAGGTCCTTGTATGCCTCAGGCCCTAGTTAGTTCAAAAGAACTGATTCCGACTCACATACTAAGCTATTGATTCAAAGATTCTAAGCTTGGAACCTCTTTTATTTTGTTTGTTTTGAGTTAGCGACGATTTACACCGGGTACTAACTCATCGTATGTCCACTGCCAGGAATCCGGGAAGATATCGCGCAATTCTCTTTGAGATTCGTCAATACTCTTACCGATTTCAATAAGGTCTTTATCGTACTGCTTCTTCATCTCGCGAGCTTCTTTATCCCATGCGGACACAGGTTTATTTCCACTCTTGATATCTTCAGCAAGTGCAGACAATTCCTTCAGGTAGGTTTTAATACATTGGTTTGTACGATTAGAACGGCGAACCTGCAGTACTGCGGAAGATACTGTAAATTCACATTTCTGTACAATAGCAACTAACTCATTTGTTAGCTTCTCTTTGCGACGTTCAGCAATCTTCTCAGCTGCCTTGGTAGCAATGTCTTCAGTTACTTTACTAGAGTTAGCGATTACATCTTGGATGTTTTCTCCGTTTACCTCCTCTAAGAGGATGTTCATTTTCTTTTCTGCCATTTTGAATACAGTTTAATTGATTTAACAATAAAATTTATTTAACACTACAATATAATCTTAATGAAAGAACAATCATCAAAATATCTCTTTTTAGCCTCTATTATAGCTACTGCTATAACATTTAGTCTTAATTTGATATCTTTATACTTATTCTTTTTATGAATTTTTAGTGCTGCTTCTCTACTACATCTATTAAAATACAATATAGCTTCTAATCTTTTCTCCTCGTACATAGTAGGAGAAATAATTACGTTAGTCATATAGTATGACATTTTTTTATTTTATCTCATATCTTTGATAAATTTAAGTAATAGTTAAAGAACTATCCTATTTATTTGTATCTCTTATTCATAGGTAACCCGTTTCCTTCATCACTAACCAATAAATGGTTGACCGTTGTATAGTCCATTGTACTCTTGAATAGCAGTTCAGCAACTGCTAAACTTCCATTAGGGATTTGGTTATAAATAGTTCTTTAGGTTGACTGAATCCACCATTTTACTAACAATTTAAATTAGTAATATATAGTATTGAGTAGAAACTCTGGCGGGTTCTCTACTTCTTTACTATTCTTTGGTTGCATTCTGAGTTTACACTCATGAGTACATTCACTACAGTTGATATGATTATCAAGTGTAGGACAATCATTGTTTACTTCCATGCTTTCTTACGATTATAAGGCTCCATCTTTTTATGTTTTGGCTTCTTTTTGAATTCTTTTGGAGGTTCCTCATTGTTTTTCTTTGCCATATTAATAGAATTTGAATAGAGGATTAATATCACGTAACAACTCGGGTAATGCGGATAAACCGTATTCCTTTAGTACCTTACGATGTTCGTAATATGCGGCAGTAGTATTTACTTTAGCAATAATACTTACCGGAACACTAATAACTTCACGATTTTGTTGTACTAAGAACTTACATAGTTCTGAATTCAATAGCTCTCGTGTCTTGAGAGCAGGTGAACCAATAGATGCAATAATCTTCTTACAGAAGTCTTTTACTACTGCAATTTGTGGATTAGCTGGTCTATCTACTGCTATAGCAGATGGAGTTAAACATTTAGCTATTAAAGCATTTGTTACATCTACATCTGATAGGATATGGATGTCTACAGATTCAGTATTTATATGTTTCTCTATATAGGAGGCTAATAGTGATGCAAAAATATCATCATCTTTTATAACTCCTTCAAATGTAATAATAATTGCTTTCATATTTTGCTTTTGATAAGTTATTTACTAGGAATACTGATAGATACCTCTATTTCATATTCCTCTAATTCTTCAAATAATTTATCAGTATTTAGTTTACTGATAATTTCAATAGGTGGATTAACTTCTACTCTTTTACCTGGTACTGTTCTACATAGCTTTTTAGCTCGTTCTAACGATATACCAAGTATTTTAGTAGTAGCTAATAAATTAGCAAGATAATGGTCGTTACTGAACTTTATTTCAGTTAACTTACGACCTTCTTTTACTTTGTTGACTACCATTCTTCTTCATCTGAAATTAGATTCTCAAATTCAGTAAAGAAATTCTCTGGATCTTTGCAGGTAATTTTTGTATTATCTGTTTCTATCACTACAATGTCTCCAAGTTTGTCATTGCAGCTCTGAGTTATGCTGTCAATATAATTAATATTGACTACCGCAGTTTTTGTTTCTTCAGTATCTGTAAAGCATTGCTCTACAAATAAAAAATCTCCAATCTTTTTCATGTTTCTAAAAAATTTAAATTGTTAATAATGACGCCTGGACACTCAGGATTTAATTAAGTTAGTGCCAACTACTGGGTTTATAGCATTTGTTATAAGACAAAGATAAACGACCACAATCGTTACTTACTATGACTCTCACTATAGTTTTAACTCATAAGCAGAAATAGCTGTCAAACTAAATCTTATTGGAGTACATGATTTTAACGTCCGCACGATCATATATACCATTTATTCTATCAATCCCGTTTTTTACAGTTGCGCAATTAACCTGTATAAATGAGGATAAACGATAACCTTGCTGTATATACTTACGCCCCACATGCTTGTCATTTTCTGAGGACGTATACTCTATCTTCACAGACTGAGTATACTAGACTCTAATATTCATTTAAAACAGAAAGAAGGTTTGGTTTTAATTCTGAATAGAGTCGTTTACAACAGTTGATATAACATGAGTTTGTATAGAGTCATCAAGATATTTTTGAGCTCTTGCCCCAGATAACACTGTGTCGTATGTTGATGTGTTTGATTCATATATGTAAATCATGTCTTTTATAGACAACGATGTACCATGTTGCATCAAAATATCAATTAGTACTACCTTTGGCATAGCTAAAAATACACTATCAATCCTTCTATCTTCTCTCATTTGCTCTCTCATATCGAGAATATCCTGTATTGTTGTTACAGGTTCCTCAATAATAACTTGAGGATCTTCTTGTACTTCTTCTTGGTTCACACCATTTAAGAAATTAGCAATGTTTTCACGCTCTGCGTAAATTATTGCTCCAAACATGCCTATTAAGGCAAGAGTTATTAATACTACCCAAACTATTATTCTTGGCGGTTTAGGTCTCGCCATCATTTCATTTTCCATTTTGATAATGTTTTAAAATTAGTAATTAATCTCCCCAAAACCAATCTTGGAGTAGTTCTTTAAAGTTTTCCATTATGTAATTTCCATCTTCTCTTTCTTTTATCTTCAGAGAAGTCCCGACACACGCAGCGGAAGCGTCCAACCCAATGCTAGAAACCAAAGAGAACAAACCCGCAGATTTATTATATCCATCTTTTCTGTATAACCAAGAATAGATGTAATAATAATCGAACTTAGGTGTCCAAGGTTTATTACCATTACTAATGAAATTCAGAGCAGCTATAATTGTACTAAGCTGTTCATACAGATTTAGACGCTTATCTTTATAAGTTCTAGGTTTTCTACCTATTACTTTGCAAGCATCTTTGTAAGATTTAATTTCTTCTCTTTTCATAACTACTTACTTTTATTGATTAAAATGTTATTTTATAGTATCTCCAACGAAATATACATGATGATATAGATAGTATTTTACGTATACAGTACTATTTTGATTTGTAATAGGATTACGCAATGTGAACTTATATTCTTCATCATTAGTAATACTTCTCTCTTTATTAACTAGTATATAATTCTTGTACTTCATTTGTAAATCTACAAAATTATATACGGTTTTAGACTCTTCATATTCTCTTTTAATTAGAATGCCAATAATATATGTTATTATTGCTATTACTAATATTCTACTAATTCGATTTAATTCATAATATTTAATTACTTTTATCATAAATTGATTTTAATGTTAATTACTAATTGTACCCAGAGCGGGAGTCGAACCCGCACGACCAATGGTCAAAGGTGTTTAAGACCTTAGCGTCTACCTATTTCGCCATCTGGGCATTAAATTAAAGTTTACAACTTGATAATTATTAAGGTTAATAAAAAATGCAGGTATTTATCTCGTTACACCTGCGGGTCCGGCAATCCTGTCTTATATACCGCGTGAGCTGGCGGTTAAAGGTATTAGTTTTCATAGGTACAAACTGGAAGATTCTTTTAGACCTACTACTTAACACACTCGCCACATGAAGGCTACCTTAATGAGTGCAATCAGTATATCTATATTCACATATAAATATACTGACAATAGTACGCTTACTATTATGCTTAATTAATCAATCTGTATGATTAAGAACGAACAATGATTAAATAAACAAATGGCTGATACTGTAAATCTAAGGACGGACAAACTTGGCTACATCACACTGTTGTTAGACTTGTGACCGATAATATTGTTAGGAATGATGTAGTTGTTCCTGATTTTAACGTCTGCACTAATACTCGTAATACTACTACTATAAATACGAGATATAAGCCCCACAGGATTGTCAAGGATTCTCACCTTAAAGATCGCCAGAGATGGGTTCCTCTGACTTAGCAATTGTGCTTTTACGTCGTTGCTCTCAACCTGTCGTTTAAGACACCCTTAAATAATGAACCTTGTCATTACCCTTACTCATATACACCAATCGCACTAAAATGTATATTGTCTTTGATTTATCTGCACTAATGCTCTATATATTTAGAGACATAAGCCCCACAAAGTTGATACTGATTCTCACAGTATAGATGCAGTAATATTTACTGCATTAACTTATTAATAAAACACTGCTGTAGATACAATTACATTGTAAGGTTCTAATTTTTCTATAACTTCATCTATTTCTGCTTGCATAACAGCTTTAGATAATGTATTATATTTTCCTATACAACTATCTACGTATTCTTTAGTTTGTTTAATACCAAGACCAAATTGGTTTTTTAGTATTTTTATTATTTCCATTTTAGTAGAACCACTAACTTCTTCAGGTACAAACATACTCATTCTTACTAAGCTTATTTTGCTCTCTAATTCAGGCATATTTGTACAAGGAATAGGTGTTTCAATAAGAATAGATAGTATATTATCAAACTGTTCCTTTGAACATACTTTAGATATTGCATCTAATAGACTATTTGTAGATAATATCTCATCTTCAATAAGATTATCTATTACATACTGTTGAATACAAGTTATTTTCTTCATAATTTGATATTATTTATTAATTACTTTTTCAGTATTTTAAATCTATCAAGATATTTTATTAGTAAACATAATAGAGTAATTGGTCCTGTAAGAGAAACCACTAAAAATGTTACTATATCTCCTAATGTCAACTCTCCATATGTCCTATATATATATCTAAGAAAAAGTATAGAACCAAGTATACCTAATAATAGATAAATAATGAGTAATGTTACTTTTGTTTCCATATAATTGATTTATTTGTTAGTTAATGCAATAAAAATAATAGAGTAAGCGCATTAATATAG